TCAAAGTATTCTCAAATAAGATAACTCACTTATTTTTATCAATAATTTTTTGCGTATCAACACAGCCACACTTTCAATTAATTCCGATAAAACCGGATACATACTGAGCGTAAAAGCCGTGGCATAAGTCATACTCAATGCCCTTTCGTTACTCTGTGTACCTCTGGAAGTTCTCAGCAGCTGGCAGCTTCAGCACGCTTCTGCCCCAAAGCCAGTGTCACTGAGTCCGTCATGGCGCGGAAAAAAGAAAAACAAAACCAAACCAAACCAAACCAAACCAAACCAAACCAAACCAAACCAAACCAAACCAAACCAAACCAATTATGTTGAAGTGCGCCGCATTCTTTAAAGGAGTGGCGTGTCTCAACTGTGAAACTTTCTTTCTGTATTTCACCAGATTTCTCTCAGTAACTGTCTGCTTTAACAATTAATCTGATTTCCACAATGTCTCAGTCTTATTTGTGAATCAATATTCTCATCGTTGAATTCTCCTCAATCTCTTCTAGCTTATTTTTCGATACGAAATTTTACGCGCACCCGATTTGTGGGTGTGCTGATGGACTTAACACGCTTCACAACCATTAGACGTAATTTATCGAGGACATAGGATGTATTTCTTCAAGAAAGCGATATGGGTGGTGCCGGTATTTTCACTTGGACTCACCGCTTGTGGGGGGGATGACGGTAATACGTCGGCCTCCGTACCGGGGGACGCGAATAGTCTCCCTTTACCGGGCGCACCGGTTTTAGCACAACCGACGGTGGGGGCGCTCACAGGTGATGCTTATCCTGTCACCTTCAGTTGGAGTAGCGCCACGAATGCGGCGGGCTATTTCCTGTGTAGAAAAGATGCATCACAAGACGATAACTGTGCAATGGTGGGCGAAACGACGGCCCTTACATCGCTGACTCTGCCTCTGAGTTTGGACACGCCGGCTGACTATTTTGTATTGGCCAAAAACAGTTCAGGCTCAACGGCGTCTACTGAGATAGCCGTATCTATTCCCAAACCAGAGATGCCGGTTTTAGCGACGCCACAGGTGGGTGCGTTCAACGATAGTTCTCGTTTTTACCCTGTCACCTTTAGCTGGGATAGCGCCGAGTATGCGACGCACTATACCTTGTGCAGAGAAGACGGATCAGAAGACGATGACTGTCAATTTCTATTAGAAACCGAAGCGAACAATACCTCGCTTACTGCCAATCTAAATTTGGACGAACTGGCTAATTATTTTGTATTGGCCTCTAACGGTACGGGCAAAACAGCGTCTGGTAAGCAAGCCCTCTCTCCCGCACCTGGTGCAACGAATTTATCGCTAGAGGTGGGTGCGCTCTCAAATGGCTATCATCCTGTCACCTTTACCTGGGATAGCGCCGAGCATGCGACGGGATATACCTTGTGCAGAAAAAATGATGCACTCGATGATGACTGTGAAAAGCTGGGCGAAACGACTGACACAACGCTTACTCTGAGTTTGGGCCCACTGAAAAATCATTTGGCTGAATTTTTTGTGCTAGCCGAAAACAGCACGGACAAAACACCGTCTGGTTACGAATCCTTAACATCATCAGACCTGACAACATTGATAACCTACATCAAGGCCTCGGATCCCTCGACGAGTGACCAATTTGGCTGGGCGGTATCGGTGTCAGAGGATGGCAACACCCTCGCGGTGGGGGGTATTGCAGAAGATTCCAATGCCGATCTCACTAACGCTACCGGGGAAAGTAATTCCGGCGCGGTGTATGTGTACCGCTTTGCCAGTGGCCGTTGGTCGGAGGAGGCCATCATCAAGGCCTCGAATGCCGGGGCAGGTGACCAATTTGGCACGTCGGTATCACTGTCATCGAATGGCAACACCCTCGCGGTGGGGACTCGCTATGAAGATTCCAATGCCGATGGCTCTAGCGCTACCGGGGCTGATAATTCCGGCGCGGTGTATGTGTACCGCTTTGCCAGTGGCCGTTGGTCGGAGGAGGCCTTCATCAAGGCCTCGAATACCGGGGCAGGTGACTATTTTGGCTGGGCGGTAACGGTGTCAGGGGATGGCAACACCCTCGCGGTGGGGGCTTATGCAGAAGATTCCAATGCCGATGGCTCTAGCGCTACCGGGGCTGATAATTCCGGCGCGGTGTATGTGTACCGCTTTGACAGTAACAATTGGTCGGAGGAGGCCTTCATCAAGGCCTCGAATGCCGGGGCAAGTGACTATTTTGGCTGGGCGGTATCTTTGTCATCGAATGGCAACACCCTTGCGGTGGGGGCTTATGCAGAAGATTCCAATGCCGATGGCTCTAACGATACCGGGGAAACTGATTCCGGCGCGGTGTATGTGTACCGCTTTGACAGTAACAATTGGTCGGAGGAGGCCTTCATCAAGGCCTCGAATACCGGGGCAAGTGACTATTTTGGCCACTCGGTATCTTTGTCATCGAATGGCAACGCCCTCGCGGTGGGTGCTTATGGGGAAGATTCCAATGCCGATCTCACTAACGCTACCGGGGAAAATGCTTCCGGCGCGGTGTATGTGTACCGCTTTGCCAGTGGCCGTTGGTCGGAGGAGGCCTTCATCAAGGCCTCGAATGCCGGGGCAAGTGACTATTTTGGCTACTCGGTATCTTTGTCATCGAATGGCAACACCCTCGCGGTGGGGGCTCGCAGTGAAAGGTCCACTGACACCGGCATTAACGGTGACGGGAACAATGATGATGCACCTTCTAATAGAGGCGCTGCGTATGTGTACCGCTTTGACTTTAACAAATGGTCGCAGGAGGCCTACATCAAGGCCAAGTATAATACCCATACAGGTGACTATTATTTTGGCCGCTCGGTATCGGTGGCAGGGAATGGCAACACCCTCGCGGTGGGGGCTCGCTATGAAGATTCCGGTGCCACTGGCATTAACGGTGACGGAAACATTGGAGGTGGAGGTGATACCGGCGCGGTGTATGTCTTCTAGTCTATACCAGTAGCAACAATGGACGCGCCCAAACACGGTGTTGCACCAAACCGAGAAGGTGAAATCTGTGAATCGGGCGCGTCCATATCTATCCTAATGGGTCGGTTTCTTTTTGTGGGCTCAGCCAACATTGCGCTAAAACAACAAAGTGGGTGCGTCACTTTGCGTAAATAGCGCTAAGAATTGGTCGATGGAGAGCACAAAAGCTAAGTCGGAATTGTCCAAAAACTGTTTAGAAATGGCACTCGCGACGCTACCAACTCACGCCTCATTCAAGTACCGCAATTTGTCGTTCACCTGAATGCCCCGTTCGTTCTTACTCGCATAGCGCTGACGCGCTTTTACCGAGCGTCTCAGGTCTGCCGTTTTGATAGGGATGCGGGGGTTCTTGCGGTTGAACCTCGCTATGTTTTTCTGGGTTTCCAGCATCAAAGCTGTATCGGATTGCTTAAGACCCAACCAATACGCTGTCATCAAGTCTCTGCGGCGGTCAACGATGTGTTTCTCATAGCCCTTGATGGCATTGTTGAGCTGGTACTGTTTGAGCAACGCATGGTCAGAAAAGCCGAAGGACTGCATAAGCAATTGCAGGCCTGTAAAGTCATCTTTCTCTTTGTACGCATCGCCCCGGTAAGTCAACGCACCTTCTTCCGCATAACGCACCGCCTTCATCGGGTCACGGACGAATTTAGGCACAATCTTCTCAACCCCCCGCCATGTATGCCCATCAGCGATGTCTTGCGTCCCCCGCAGAGCGCCCATCACCACGCCGCCCAGCACAGGCCCAGCGACCTGTTGCGCGTAATGTGTCCAAAGGTCTTGCCCTTCCACATCCCGGTTAGCGTCGCGCAACCACAGCCCATCGAGCGAGATACGTGACGACAACCCTTCCCCGCCAACGCCATGCAGGATGAGGTCTGACAGGTCTTTTCCGAAGACGTCAGCAACATACCCCTTGAATTCGGTTTCAGCATCCCACGGCTCATCCTCGTCACCTTTAAAGGTGTTCGCCAAGGCATAGAGGGCACTCAGTGGTAACGCACTCACACCACCGAGTAATGTGGTCATCCCCAACGAGCCAATGAGCTGCTTGCGCGCCATAGCTTTTACTTCTGGGTCCAACCCCTTAAAGGACAGATATGCATTTCTAGCAAGGAAGTAAGTCATGTTCTGGCTGTACTGTTTGAACTGGGTAATAACCTTCATGGACGGCGACTGCATGTAACGCGCGCGGTTGGCGTTGGTGTAGTCAAAGTGTGCGTCCCAGGTTATGTCAGCCGCCTCTCTCACCGCGCCATCATGGCTCATGCCTTTCTTACGCGCCAGGCGATAAGCGGCCATCGCCGTCGTTTCACGATTGAACACTTCGGCTTTATGGAACAAGGCACTGACCATGTTCATCGCCTTTTCATAGTGCTCGTTATATTGCCAGTTCTCCGCCTCGGCCATCCCTGCAAGGTCATTCGCATTGGTCGCATCAATCAAGCCCATGTCTACCCACTGCTGATAGGCGTCTTTCTCGTCATATTTGGTCAGCTTGCCTTTAATACTGCCTTTGCCAGTAACGAATTCCTTCATCGTTGTCATCAGCATGCTCGACGCTTTACCTGCACCGAATTTACTGCCAAGGATTGGGAGGGCGACAACAAAGTTCTGCGTCGTGTTAATGGCCGCAGCAGCGGGAGACACCCCCAACATCCAGACAAAACCCACAGAAGTTATCATCTGCGCGGCTTTTGAGTGTGTCGGGTTCATCACCCATTCATGCCGCTTCATGAGCTCTTCCGCGTAACGGCCTGCCTGGTTGTTGCCGGAAATGGTAGCGGCCTTTTTCGCTTCCGCAGCCTGCTTGGTGAGCTCGTCTGAATACTCCATGCGAGCAAGCTGATACGCGCCTTTCATCATGTTGGATGCCATAGCCCGCAGCGCATCATTACTCCATCCCTTTACCTTTTTACGGTGAATGAATTGCTTTCGCATCGAGCGGGACGGCAGTGCCTGCAGGTACATTTGATAAATAGAGTCTTTGATTTCGTCTTTTTTGAGAACATTTAGCGAGGTGTCATCAATCTTGTTCATCAAATCGGTGACAAAAGACAGGCTGGCACCATTGATGGCCGGGTTGCCTTCCATTTTATAGCCGGTTGATACCTCAAAGCCTTTCTCACGCAGACGCTTTGCCATGGCGCGTTGCTCGGCTTCGCTATCAAACATCATGTAGCGTTGTTCCCCGCTCTCATCCATGGCGGATAACCAGTAATCGCCAAAACGCGCGAGCGGAAAGTATGGCGCGTTCACTTCCTGCAGATCGAACATGGAGCGCAGTTCAGCGATGCGTTTTTTCTTCACACGGCCATCAATCTCAGCGTTCATGATTTGCTGCTCAAGGAGCTGCTTATACTCGTTGTGGCGTTGCTTGTAGTTGTCGCGCATTTCGCGGTAATGCGCTTTCGCCTGCTCAGGCAATGCGTCAAATTGTGTCTTTAAGCGCGCGTGTTGCGCACGACGGCGCGGCTCATTTTGAAGGTCACGACGAAGCTCGCGTATCTCGTCCATCTGGGCTTTGGTCTTATGACTGCCTTCGTTAACATTCTCCAAATATTCAATGCGGCGCTGAATCGCTTCCTCAGCAGAGACAAAAGGCTTGTCCGGGTCTACGCCTTCAACTGTCGCATCGTGAGCGAGGCCAAACATCTGATCGGCCGCGTCTTTGTTTTTCGCGGCCCACTTGCGAATATGCTGGGCGATCTCAGCAGACTCAAACGCCATCTGGTTACGGCGTGTCAGCATGCGGTGAACGGTATCCACATAGGTTTTGACCATGGGCAAGGTGTCTTTAGACAGATCAGCCAACTGGCGAAGGGAGACAGCCCCCAGACCAAGGCGGCCACCGGCAACACCTTTCACTGCCATGCCTATTGCACTAAGCGCGGATTTAAACCGTACCTGTACCGTTTCGCCTTGACCCACTTTCTGAATGGCCTCATCAAACGTCATGCTCTGGGTTTTGGAAAACTTCACATCGTCGGTATCCGGTGTTATTTTCTTACTATCAGCTTTCGCTCCCACTTCTGGGTATATGGGTCCTTGGGTGTGTAGGCGCGGCCCCGAACTGTTGCCACCGGAAGCTGACTCATCTCGTTCGAATGAGTGGTCGTAGTAAAACTTCCCGTCAGGCATCTCCCTTGCATCTATCACAACATCTTTCACACGACCTTCAAGCCCAAACTTCACACCGAAATAATGGTGTGCTTTTACATTGAGGTTATCTTTGCGGTCAGGTTGACTACCCAGATATGTCGCAAGTCGGATAAGTTCATTCAGATAAGGGACACTGGAGATAAGATCAGGCTGTGCCTTTGACAATGTATGCTTAATCCCTGCTTTACTTATCGTAATGACTAAACCGCTATCGTCATTGACAACCTCTTGACCGACATGGATAAAGCTCTTTGATTTTGCCTTTAGACGGAGGTCTTTAACCGTAGACCCCGTCAGTGCCTTACCATGAACGACCTTCGAATCAGCAGGAACCCGGCTGAATTTCGCAGTAGACAGCTTTGATGTGCCCGTCCCTGCCTTCTCACCGTCCTCTGGCGCGCTGTCCGGATCCCAATGGTTGACCGATTTCACCCGGTCAATCAGGGTTTGAACAATGTTGTTCATTTCCGCCTGCGTCATGTCCCCCGGCTTCATCAGGCCCACTTTTCGTAGCGCATGGGCTATCGCCTCTATCACGCGATCCCACCATTGCTGAAGGGTATTTCTTTCAAGCTCGGCCGCATGCGCCAACACTTCTTCAACCTGCGTGACAGCATCCTGGTCGGCGTAATTTTTCAATACCTGCTCCCAAAGCCCCTTGAGGTGTTTGGATTGGCGGCCTGAAAACACCCGCACCAGAATTTTCTGGTACTCGCTGTCCCCGACCACGGATTTCAGCCCGTGGTGTACCAACACCTCATGGCGAAGCTTTTGGCGTAGCGTCTTCATATCAGGCATGTTGTCAGCCACCACGATGACGGAGGCGCTGCGGTCATGATAGAAGGCGTGAACTGTCGCATCGGGGAATGACTGACCCAGCAGCGTCTCGGCGTCTTTCTGGGTGTTCACCACGCGCACTTTGACGCCAGCCCCGCCCTTGTAGTCTTTCAGCCATTGCTTCACACCAAGCTCAACGTGCTTTACCGGTAAGCCTTTTTTGGGTTGATAGCCTGACGTGACACCTTCACGGGAGTAGAGCCTGACATGACCCTTTCCCGTCTCCTCAGACTCGATACTGTTGAACAGCCGGTCAAAGGCACGGCGAATGACAGCCCCCTCTTTGTCTGTCGGATAGGGATAGGCCTCAGCGGTGTTTTTATCCACGGCGCGGCCAGCCCACGCCTCCTGACTGAGGATGTTAGCCAGAAAATCATTGCTGGCGTTCTGGTCGGCCAGTTTGCCAATGAGGTAGGACTCAAAGCTTCGGGCACTCATTTCAATATGGGTAGACCAATAGTCTTTCGTCCGTTTGTTATCGAGTTGGCGGGAGCGCTGATACAGCTCAGTGCCCTGTATTGCTTTCATCACGCCTTCAAAGGCATCCCGCATTTCTTGCCGCACGCCTGCAACGGCGGAGGGATGGTCAGCGTCTCTCGTCAAATAGGTCGCAGCACCCTGTCCTCGCTCGATACCAAGGTTCATCTTGCCAAAGTAATTATCGAGTGCGTGCCACCACTCATGGCCCAACGAGCCTGCCCCATTATTTTTGGTGAGGTTGATGACCACACGTCCCGGCTCATAATGCGCGGCTGCCGGATTTCGCCCGCCAGCTCCTCTCGCCCCAAACGCCAGTCCCAGCTCGCCGTTTAAGGAAATGGCCTTGGGCGGAATGCCCAAGACCGCCGCCAAATCCATCAGGCCATCAAACGCATCATTGACCATACGCTGTCGCTTGGTTTGCTCGACCCAGTTCCCGAACTCCACGCCCCGGAAACCGAACGTCTTGGCAAAGTCTTCGGCCGTCACATCCCCGCCCTGACGTAAGTCCTCGCCGACTCTGGGCTGGTTAGTGTCGCGCCGGGGCGGTGGCGTATATTTTGCGCCCGCTAACTTCTCAGCCAGCACGTCATGCTGGTCTGTAAGCATCGCCCTCGCCTCGGCCAGCTTTTCAATCGGCCCGGCTAAGTCGATGTAGGTGCGGCCCACCTTCTTACCGATAAAAAAGCCCGCTTCCCCGGCTTTGGTGTAGAGGTCAAACGAGGTGTTTTTCTTAGGCGTCGGCCCCTGTTTCAGTTCGGCAAAATGAGTTTTGAAACGCTCGATAGCTTCTGTCTGCGTGCCACCACTGGCCATCACTCTCGGCCAGTTGCCATAAAGGCCCCCTTTCGCTTTGCGCGTCACCGTCCATATCGTTTTTGGCGGGTCATAGCGTGTGCCTTCAAACAGCGAGTAAGCACCGGATGACACCTCAAAATCAGACAGACTCTGGTCATGGCCCATGGCTTCATAAAGCGCCGCTTTACCAGAAAGGCCCAAGGTACCGCGTACCGAGCTTGAACTCAGCCGGGCAATAGCGTCATCCACCGGTAACGCACCATCAATCACTGTCATCCCGATATCACGGAGCATACTCACTTGTGTGGCCCACCGGGTGACCTTGTAGCTGGCGCGGGGTTTGGCGGGGACAATATCGCGGATAGCCCGGAACAGGCTCAGCGCCTCAGAAGATACCCCGGCTTTCAACAGGCTCGTGTAATTCGGTTGAGGCCAGACCTTGGACAGTGGCAGCACTTTAATGTCCTCACTGTCCTTGCCTTCGAGACTGCTTGAATACGCCTGCCAGATATCTTTGCGGGCACCACCAATCTTCTCACCGACATCCTCGATGCGTTCTGAAGCGACCGCTTTTTCTTCTTTCTCCTTAGCCGGTGTGGCCTCTGGCGTTTTATCCGACGGGTTGTCCTCAGCCTTTTCCACCGTTTCTGTGGATGACTCTTGTTGCGCTGGCGCTCGCTTTTCTTGAGGTGTGTGTTCAGTCTCGGTACTTTGTTTGCCAGTGGCCTCGTCATCGGTGCTGTCGGTCTTCGCCACTTGCTCCGCGTCGGCTTCCTCTTCAACCTCAGGTTGCTGTTGCGGCTTGGGCTGATAACGTGGCGTAAAGTCTTTCAGCGTCTTGGTGCGGTTGGCCTTGGCTTCGTCCATCATCATGCGAAGGCGGGTTGTTACAAACGCTTGTGCCTTGTTCAGGTCTTCACGTGCAGTGGTCTGTTCCTCTTCCGGCAGCCCAGCAATGATTTTCTCACCACGCTCACGCAGTTCGTTAATCACCTGAGCAACGGCATGACGCTCAAAGTCCGGTACGGTGACCGCCTCGTGACTCTTCGGGTTGAACAGCGCTTCCGCCTGTGCTCGACGCTCACGGTTTTCAGGCAACGATTCTTCATAGGCTTTTCGGCGCTCGGCTTCTGCCTCAAACGCGGCGATACGTTCTGGCGCATGGCGCAGTGATTCGAGCAACGCTTCCGCTAATTGTGGGTTAGCTTTCGCCATTCGCTGCTTGAGGCGCTTACGCATAGATTTGGTTTTCTTCACTGTGTCAGTGAAATCAGAAATCGGTTTTTGGCCCTGTTCACGTTGCGCTTGCTGTTCTGTTCGTTGTTGCTCTGCAGCCTGACGTTCCTGTTCATGCTGGAATGGGCGGGTTACACCACCCATCTCAGGCTCGGTAATGCCACCTTTGACCGAGCGCTCTGCCTCTGCTTCCCGTTTCAGTAGCTCAGCACGTGCCATGTCTGGATCGAATTGGCGTGCGTCCTTTGCCGCTTCTTCCGCTTCCCATTGAGCTATTCGCGGATCCTCAGGCGAATGGTAAGGCTTATATGTCGGTGGAGAGTGCTTAGCATTGAGCACTTGCTCCCGTCCTTGTTCTAGCGCCTGAATGTAGCGCTCAGTGTTAGAGGCTTTTCGCTGACCGGCTGCATTTCGTTGGCTCACAGCCTGGTCAAACAACTGTTGCAGGCCAGACGCATCCAAATCCAACTCACTGGCACGATCGGCTAATGCGTAAAGCTCAGCTTCTGCGCTGTGGTCGCCTTGCTCTAAACGATCAACCAACATGTCTGCTTGCTCTTGGTCCATGGCGTACGCCAGTTTCAGCGTTTGCACTGCATAGTCCTGCGGATCACTGAGCACGCGTCGTTTACGAAGAGCTTGTCGAGAGGAAACTAGCTTTTGTTTTAATGCGTCTTGCGTATCGACTTTTTGGCCAACAGCTTCCTGTCCCTCTTTAGAACTTTTTGGCGAAAGCTCGGAGCTGTCCGCCACAGATTCAGGCATTCCATGCTGTGGCGCAGTCTGTGAATCATCCACACCCTGTGTAGGTTGTGACGGCTCCCCACCTTCAACATGGTCAGTTTGCTTGTCGTCTTGTAGCGCGTCACCACCACGGTAAGCGCCTCCCGCCCCCATCGTCGCGCCCACAGCACCGCCGATAGCACCTTCGTTCACCGCAGAAAGCGCAACGCCATCCATCAGATCCACCTCGGTACCGGCGAACTCATTGGAGACTTTATTCGATACGTATTGCTGCACGCCACCTTGGGCCGCTTCGGTTGGCGCTTCGCGCGCTGCTCCCGCAGCAATGCTCTTCACCAGCCCTTTGCCTGTACCCTGCATCAATGTGCTCGCCAACGGTAAGTCACCGACTAAGGTCGCTGCCACACTGGAGCCTAACGTCAGTGGGTCCGTCATGGTTGCTCGAGATGCTCTGTCCGCTGTACGCTTTCTCGCCTCTTCCAGCTTTTCTATATCACTGAGATGAGTAAACTTAGGATCTTCATCAACCGTCAGAAAGGCCTCTTGGAATACCTCACTTTTGGCAAGTTGAGACAAGTCGGCATTTAAAATCGATTCTTTTGCCTGGTTCCCTTGCGAGCCAACATCAGAGCCCATAGCGACGGTAGCAGTTGGAGACTTACTCAGTGAGGCATGAGCAAGGCGTGCAGCTTTGGCGGCCAGTTCTGGCTTAGCACCTGAACGGATAGCGAGGTTTGTAAGAGACTGGATAGCTGCTCCCGATGACAGGCCGCCCGTTGAAATCGCCGTTGCAACGGTCGGGACCATATACCCGATCCCCTGCGCCAGTTGCATTGACCACACGGCGGGGTCAGTCGATAGCTTCCAGTCACCCTCTGGCGTCTCGGTGACCGGCAGAGTGTTCAGCGCCTGCTTGCCGTCTTCCGTCAGCGTCTCGGTTACCCACTCTTTAGCATCCGAAACCAGCTCACCGGCTTTCGCAATGTAATTGACCATTAAGCCTTGAGGCGTATAGTTTGCCGCTTCAACCAGTTCCTCAGGCACACCCATTTCACGGGCCTTCTCACCTAGGTACCCCTGGCCTTGTCGATATGTTTCGGCTCCTCCTTCAACTGCGCCCATCGCTCCAATCGCCAGCGCTTTTGCAGCATCACCGCCCGTGACTTCTAGGTCTCGCTCTGGGGCAAAAGCACTCAAATCAAAGTCATCAGATAGCATAAAGGTCATGTCAGTCGCAGCACTTAATGTCGCTTTTTGATGTTCACTGAAAGGGTCATTTTTCATGGTGTCTCCAACACAAAGGCAGAAAAAAACCGCTACCCTTTCGGGCAGCGGCTCTCATCGTGATAGGTTCGATATTATGGGCGTGTTCTCACCCGCTTTTGGACAGACGGTTACTTATCGACTGGCATAACGTTTGGCGTTCTCCGTGCGTATTTTCCCCGCTATCGCTTCCGCATTAGCGGCTTTCTGCTTATTAACCTCATTGGTATACGCGCGTTCGAGTGTCTGTACATCAAACTGCGTGAAATCCTGCCCCCTTTCTTTGAGCGCATTCAGAAAGCCTTGCTTGTTAGGATCGTCTGCAGCCCATTGCTCGTAAGCATCGGCGGGCGATGATTGGCGAGGAAGTTGACCTTTCTTATACATCGTGTCGAGGAATGTCCGCTGCTCATCAAACTCCTTATCAATGAGATCAAAAGCTTCTGGCGTCTGTTCGAGTGACTCACGTTTGGTCTTGCGACGCTCTTTTTCCAATTCAAGGACGGCGGAGCGGTATTCCTTCTCCATCGCCTTTTGTTCGACAGCCTGCGCTTTGGTTTCCTTACCCCGGAACAAAGATTGGTAAGCGGGTGAAAGCTGTGCCTGACGCCTCATCTTCAACTGACCGGTGATATCCTGCATCACAGCGTCCAGCGGAATGACCTTCACCTTGTCGCCGGGGTCGGTCGAACGACCTTCCGTGATAGGACGCATGTGCCTGCCATCTTCGCCTTCGTACTGCATGCTGGCATGTACCACCAGACCCGGCTGATCGCCTGCCATATCAGGATTGATATCACGGGAAAACGTCGCACCACCCCACTGAACATCTTTGATGACCTTGCCTGTTTTCGGGTCAGTCTGTCCGACGGATGCGATAAGGTTTGAGCGATAAAACACGGACAATGCGGTGTTGAGTTCCTGATCATCCAATCCGATTTCACCTTTCATCACCAGAGGAATTCTCTGCTCTAACGTGCCTGCTGCACCGTCCAACTCCTCATCGAACCAGCGACGGGGATCGTAAACGCCCCCTTTAATGTGTTCGCTCTCAAACACCTCATCAATATCACCGGTTTTTTGGTAGCGCTGCCATGCCGTTTCAAGTAGCGGCGCATTTTCTTGGATATAGGCTTTTCTTTTATCTTGCTGGAACAGATAGTCACTGCGGCGTTGACCGGATTTTGTATTGGCGATTTGCGCCTCCCGCAAGGATAGGTTCTTTTCGTGCAACTCCCCCTCACGCTGGCGCTGCACAGCGAGCCAGCCGCCCTCACCGTCCACACCGTATTTGTCTTCGTGAGCTTGTTGGGCACGCTGGTCTTGTGCATGTCTCAGGGCCATTTGCTGGTCAAAACGCTCATCGTGTTTCGCATCCCGAAGCCGTTGGTATTCCCTGTCTTCCTGACGGGTGAAATAACGGTCAGCCACATCAAATGAACGTAGCGCCGTATCCATGAACCCGCGGGTATCTAACTTTCCCATGATCACCTCTTAAAACAGCTCGCCAAGCACAAACCCACCGACGGCACCAATCCCCGCCCCAATGGGCCCACCAATCATAAACCCCAGAGAGGCACCGCTGACCGTGCTGTTCATGGTCTGCTGTTTCTCGGCCTGCTCGATGCTTTCGTTGGCCGCTTCTCTGTCTTTCTCCATCATGGCCGCATCCCGAAGGCCATTGAGTGCCATGCCTTTTGTTTTGCTGGCCACATTTCTCAGGCTATACCCCATCGTGCTCTCCTCTATTGCGCCGACGCATTTTGTTTCACGGCATACCCCGCCCCCGCCAAGGTTTGCATGGAGCGGTCACGCTCATGGTCTCTGAGGCCGTTTTTCGCCGCGACCGTTGCCAATGAGAGCTTGGCGTTGCGGTGCGCGTCACCCTCGGGGGTTAAACCGTATCTCGCCATCTTGTTCGCTTCAGAGAGCCTGGCAGACGCACCGGCATCGTTGGCATTGCTGTCTACCCGTGCCAACTGTTCGTTCAGCAGTTGGCCGCTTTGGGACTTCTGGAGCAATTCGACCTGTTTGGGGTAGAACCGGTTGAGCCAGTCATCGTACATATTGCGGGTAATTTCCGCGTAGGTATCAGAGGCTATACCCATCATCACTCTCCTTACGCATGCATCGCCCCGTCAGGGTTGAAGTTCGGATCATAACGGCCCTGCCGCGAGGTACTGGAGCCATCAATCAGGTTGGACGAGCCTGTCCCGCGACCAACAAACTGCTGGGCACTTCTGAGCCCAATCCCGGCAACAGCACCTGCCGTTTGTAAGTTGCCCGACCGGCGGTTGAAGTCCACCTGCGCATCCTGCTGGGCTTCCCTGAGACTCATCCGGGCCACGTCCGTCGAACGCTGCAAGGCTTCTGCCTGCTCCCCCAAGCCCATCGCCACCACATCGGACAAGCCGGCAATATGCGCATCCTGCCCGGCGGCTTGCGCCCTGTTGACCGTGTCAGCCTGGTGAGTTGCCTGAGCAGTAGAAAGGTCTGCCATGGCACTGCCAAATTTCTTGCTTGAAGGATTGATACCAGATGCGGTGAGATGTTTTGCCGTGGCATCCCGGTTCTCGCTAAACGCGCTGTTGTAAGCCAAATCAGTATCAGCTTTCACATTCGCCATGTTCGAATCGCTGTTGAGGTTATCGACGCGTTGGATAAACACATCTTCATATTGTTTGAGGTCTTTTTGGTAGATATCCCAATACTTGTTGGCAATGTCTGCCGATGCCTTTTCGTATTCGGTTTCCTCAACCTTGTTGTCATCACCACCGCCCATTTTTACCTCACAATGTTTTTGTCCAATGACCTACCCGCCCTTTCGTTTGGGAACGGATATAACCTTGTTGCGCCAGTAACGGCGCCAAGCCCGACACGGCGGTGTATAACTCCACCTTCTGCGCCTTTGCACGCCTTGCCATGTCATCGATTTGGGGTTGGTAGCGTGTGATTAAATCCTCTCCCCACCCATATGCAAACAGGACGAGCAACCGCCGCGCCTTTTTCTTCCCCCGCAGAGTCAGCACCACAAAGCCATCCGGGCACAGAAACAAAAATGCCCTCTTGGCTAAAAGGGCATGGTCAATGTCCTGTGTGTGGTCGTGTCCGTTCCGTGTGGCGGTTTGCCGGATGATGGGCAGCAACCTGTCGCGATACGACGCCCAGTCTGCCTGGCTAAAGCGGTTTTCCATCCTCGCGCCTAGGATTTAAACGACATAAACAGCAAGCTTTGAGCAGGAAATGAGAGGTACGCTGAGCCGGAAAAGTTAATGAAATAGCCATCCATACGGAACGTTACGGTAGTATTCATGGGCAGGTTGTACGCCTTTATTGGAATAGAGGCGGTACCCGAACCGATGATCCTGCTCATCTCATTCAACACCAATCCGTTGTTGATGTAATACCTGACATAGGGCTGACCATAGCCCCCGGAATCAAAGCGAATCTCGGGAACAATCAGCAGGCGGGGAAAAGGCGCTGCCGGGATGGTGATGCTGAAGATGTTGCTCCACACGGAGCCCGCCGAGTGCTGGCTTTGTCGTCTTGCGCCATTGGTATAGACGTGCGGTTTGACCACATCGCCAATGATTTGATTGGCATAGATGGTGCCTTTGACGGTGCAGTCCTGCTCAATGATGATGTTATTGAGGCGCCCGCCAGACGCGACCAAATAATCGGTATAGATAACGCCATTCTCCGTGATGCGGGTGTGGTATCCATTGTAAGGGCCACCGCTCCCGACATTGATTTCAGCGCCATTGATAACCGCAGAGGTGAGGGTTGGAGAGGTGATCGAAATACTGGCTCTCACCTCATCCGCGACAATGTGTTGGGCATTGAGGATTTGGATGGTGGCCGTTTCAATTAGGGCTTTGGGAATAATGACGTTGCCCTGGTCGATAGCCAGCAATGGCGCCAGCCCTTGGTTTGCATCATTGGGGTCAAAGACAAACACCTGACTCGCGGAAATGGCGACCTGGCTGACACCGTCAGCGTTCGCCAAAATGCCTATCCCAGCTCGAATATCACCGGCTTGCGCCTTGACCGCCCACATGTCGTCAAACTTCTCATGCGCACCATCAACATCTTCCTGTAGCGCCTGGATGAGCTGTGAGTTCTCCATCTGCTCACCTATCTCATCGATAACTTCGCTGATGTCCTGACTGGTGGAAACCTCTAACCCATTGGTCCCATTGTAAGGACCCGCAATATCATTCACATTCACATGGCGGATCCAATAAAAATACGTCGAACCCGGCGACACGATATCGTTAAAGACGGTGGCCGGCGTCGTGGCTATCTGGGTGGCGTCCGATAAGGTGTCTTTGTCATGGCGCCAAATTTCAGTGTGTGCATGGCCGGGGTACCCGGGTGGCTTCCATTCCAGCAGTATTGCGCCGAAGCCGCCGGCTCCCTTGAAACCCTGTGGCGGTGATGGGCGCTGTGCGTTCGTATTGCCCGTGCCCACCGGCGGGATGGGTTTGGGGACGACCTTGCCATCATGGGCTCGGAACACCGTCACGAGCCCCAGTGCCTGCAGTTCACGGACGGTGACGGCCCTGTCCAGACCATTCCCCCGTTGCCCTGTCAGCTTCTCGACGTTTTCTCGTATCGCCTCCTGACGGCGCCCGCCCCGCACCCCGTTCAAGAAAGCTCCTCCATCGAGCTTGCCATCATGATGCGCTCGACCTCTGCGCTCCCGGATATTTCAATTTGCCAACGGTGGGCACGCACGGCAGGCAAGCGAAAGGCATCGCCGGTTAACACGCCCTTTTCCACCACATGCACCGTAACGCCATTGGCCATCACTCGGACCGATAAATGTTCGGGTTCAGGGGACTGAATGCGCGCGCAATTGAGCATCGCCTGCATCGGCGTCCAAAACTCTTTTGAACGCCAGACAAAGGAACGGTGGCCATCTGCGCTTTTCCACGCTGACAGTTCACGGCCTTTCAGGGTCATCAAGACATCCTGTTCAAGGCTGACATAGGCAGCGTCCCAGGTTTCGGTGAGCCGGGTGAAGGACTGGGAGACCGGGTCATAAATAAAGCCGCCGGCGCTGCCCTGCGCGACATACTCGCCTTCCACCGCAACGGCAGAGAGCGAGTCCGGCGCCATGGCCTGCCAGCTGTCTCTGTCTATGATGGCGTCCGTCAGCATACTCGCGCCTTCTGCACCCACCACCACCAACCCGTCCGGGGAGGCATACACCGCCGTGCCTTTGAGCACCACCAACGAGGCCGCGCTCACGCACGATTGCTCGACGTCCAGCTTGTGGCCGGTGATGGCATCCGGGGTCACCCCTTCAAAGAGGTACGGATAGCCCTTCGTGACCACCACCAGTGAGGTGCCTATCGCGGCGATACCGACAATGTCGTGCTCGGTGGTACTGCGATACGAGGAGGGCCATGCATAAGGCAAATAGGCTTCCGAGAACATCACCTCGTTGCCGGCAAACCCCGCACATATCCCGTTCGCCATCTGACACAGTCCCTGCATGTTGGCCGGGGGCGGCGCATAGCCCCAGCTCTCAATCACCGGGCCATTCACGTTTCTGGCACGGTCAGCGTAATGGGAGTGAGAAATGGGCACCTCGGCCACCAACACATAATCACTGCTTTCGGTTGAGGTGGCGGAGCGGTAAAGACGGGTGTGGGTGATGTTATGTCGGTTGTTCAGCGGTTGGGTCAGCTTCACGGTCACGGTGGCGCCGGGGCGTTCAACAAGCACGGACAACGATGGCTCCCCCGGTGCGCTCTCTTCGCCAAATCTTGTCACATAGGTTTGGATATACACCCGGTCTTCATCGTCATACGAGGGTGACTCCCCATCCGGCGGGTCTTCACCGGTACTGCCATCGACGTGTGTCACCACCGGCGGTGAGTCCGGCGCGGGGACGCCAAGGTCATAAGAGGATGAGGGGCCAACGCCTTCCCCGTTAAGCGCCATATCCTGCGCCGTCACCTTGGGACACCCCTCCCCGGTGTAATACACCCGTTGATACGGGTCTTGCGCCACCGGGCTTTCCATTACCCGGATAGCGGGGCTATCCCACATCAGCCATCCTTCCCCGTAGCGGTGAAAACGCCCGGCCGACCTGGGTAAGGTGCCTTGGGGCTCACTCGCTGCCAAAGGCGCTAAAATACCGTTTTCAAAGTGCGTATCAGACGCCAATGACGCGGTCTCATTGGGCACCAGGTGGTCTTTGAGGCGGGGGATTTCTCCCCGCATCAGGGTGATATCGATAAGCATACTGGGTTATTGGGTGTTATCGAACACTTCGGCCACCGACGTGGCGCGGGTTTCAATGTCTGTCAGCACATCATCTAACCCTTTTGACATATACGGCATCTTGACCGTCCCCGCGTCAATCTTATCAAGCAGACGTGTCGCGGCATCATGGAAAGGTTCAGCGGCTAACCGTACCTCCGCCAGGGTTTGAGCCTGATGTAATGCCGCCACCAGTTTTGCGGTTTCCACCAACAAAAGTTGCACCGCATCAGACGTGGTGCCCAGAATAGACTCCGCATCCCCGGCGTGTTGATAAAGGCTCAGACGGAAAGACCGGCGGGCCTCTCCGGCCGCTTGTTTTGCCTTTAACTCGCGGGCTAACGTATTCACTGCCTCCCAATCAAGGGATTGGGCAGGTTCAACGAAATACTCTGTGCCTTTGCAGCCAATCTGCAGTGAATCCGGGTACAGTGACCACAACGCGTGAATGATATGCTCTTGCATGGTGCCCCCTAACATACGGCTTTGAGTAAGGTGCCAAAGTGCTCACCCTTAAGGTCACGCAAACCATTGACGATGAGCGTGCCATCATAGGATTTGTGCCTGAATTTAAAACGAACGTCGTAGTCTTCAGCACTCAACGCGTCAATCAGCACCTCTCTGGAATAAGTGAGAATGCCGTTTGCAGCGCCAGATATCATGGTCCCGTCATAACCCGAATCACCCAATGACACCCAGCCGTCGCCCACATCATAAAGCAGCTCTGTATACCCGCCTCCCCAACTGGCTGATTCGTTTCGCATTGGCACCGCGATAGATATGTCAATAGCGACGCCCCCGCGCATGCGCCACCAATCGGTCACCAGACCGTCAGCCCAGGCGGTACTGTAGCTTCGCGATGCGGTATCTCTCGCCGCATACTTTCTGACACCTAAAGCAGCGAGTTTGGTTTGATAATCCGCCTCGGCCAGGTTCATCTTTTCATTGATGTCTGCAATTTTCGCATGATAGGCATCGGCCGCTGCCTGAAGGGCCGCTATCGCGTTTTCTGCTACCGTCATTGTGTCTCCAACCTTATCAGTCGCTCGTTAACGTCCAGTTGCCGGACAGCCTGCTCTGCGCTCACCTGTATCAAAGACCAGAGCGCCTTCTCATAGTCCGCCAGCACCCCGATTTCACGGCGCGCCTGAAGGGCCTCGTCGCGGAATGTTTTGGTTTCGCTGTTGAGCGTTTGTGTGTCGTTTTTCAGGGTTTGCGTGTCACTGAGGCTTTGGGCGGCGTCATCTCTGGAGGCTTTTGCTGCCCCGGCATGCGTGGCTGACTGGGTCGCCCAGTGTTTGGCGGAAAACGCGCCGGTGACCACCTCGCTATCCACGTCTTTTTCAGCCCAGTCTCTGGCGAGGTCAGCTTGACTCGAAGCCGTTGTCGCACTGGCTTGTGCCGTGTCGTTGAATGACGCCACTTCGGCATGCAGTTGGGTGATATGCCTCGCATCCTCAGACACCTGAAGGGCTTTTCCGGTCACGGCCTTGTGAAGGGTGGAAACCTGTTCTAGGTTTTGTTCGACCACCGAGGAGTGAGCAGTTACCAGCTGTGAGAGCAATATGCCGTCCCTCTGCATTTGCTCCGTCGCTTCTCGGTGGTCTATCACCCTCTGCAGCTCAAGGCCCGTTTGCTCCCTGTCTGAGGCCGTCTGCCTCGCGTCCTCTTGCGTGGCCTGCACTTTCTCATTGACCGTGGTGTGCCATCCCGATATCTCAATATGTTTCGCTGTCACCTCATCGCGCAGCGCGATACTTTGCTGCACGGTTTCAGGAAGCACCGGCTCAGAAAAGCGCAGGAGAGACTCGATATCATGTTCTCCTTGCATCTCTGGCAACACCGTACATGGCCCCAATGGCTCGACATCACTGCGTTGGTTGACCTGGGCATACACCAGATACTCGCCGGCCTTGAGCGCAAATTCGTAGTGGCCGTTTTCATCAGTGACAACACGCGCACCGGCGTACGCAAACACCTCACCGGCAGAGCGTTTGGCCACAAACTCAATCATCGCTTTTCCCAACGCGATGTCGCCCGTGGCGTCAGTCAGACGCCCCTTTACCCTTATCATCGTTGGTTCTCCCTCTGTGCCCGCTCACGCTTATGCCTCTGCTTGACCTCCGCCTCACGGCCAATGGCAGCATTGAACGTGTGATAATGGCTCATCGACTTGGTTTGCTCGCTGGCATGCTGGCCGTCTTTTCCATAGGCACGGTACAGGGCGTAATCCACGACTGCAGGCAGGAAAGCGGGATGCACGGGTAACTCATCGTCTTCTTGACGTGGCATAAACGCCGAGTATGCGTGAGTCACGCTCACTCTGGTGGCTGGGCGCGGATAGAGAGAGTAAGACCGCTCTTCATCCTCTTGCTGTGTCCAGGAAGACGGTTGGCCAACGCGTCCCCGCCACGCCGCGTCGAGCTGATTGAGCTTGACCATCTCCACATAGTTGACGGGTCTGCCTTCGACCTCTTGCACCGACAACACCTTGATGCCGTCAGGGGGAAGCGTGACCTCCCCGGTCTCGGTTTGCACCGTGGCCACCACACGAAACTGCGACGGTAAAGACAGGGCCATTTCCGACAAGCCATCATTGATGTAGGAAAGGAGCGCTTCACGTGACCAGTGGACATAGTCCTTATCCACCAAGTCCACACCGAGTCTGTCAATCACATCCGAGATTTTCATCAGACGAAACTCCGTTTACGGGTCAGCGGGTTCTCCGGGGTGGCGTCGGGGCTCACCTCCAAGCGCCAGCGGCGGGCCTGACATATCGCCTCAACAAACTCCCTCTCGTGGTACCCGGCAAGGGCGACGTCCGACCACGCTTTGTCGGGTTGTAAAAGAAGTCTTTTCGCAGCGCCCGCACAAATGCCCTCTTCCCAGTCATGGAACAGTGAGGCGGGCAAATGTGAAGACCCTGCCCTCGGCTCAACCGCACATGTCACGGTGACATCGTCAAACGCATCCAGAAAATGCACGTCGTCGAGCGAGATGGCGTCATAGTCCTTTCCAACCACCAAACGCTGACCTTTTGAGGTGACCGAGATGATGTCTGCAGACTTGAGCGCGCCCAGGGTGCGGTGGTTTAACGAAGACCGTTCAATCACACTGACAGTCTGGTACCTGAAGACATGCGCAAAGGTACGGGTGCGCCAAATCGCAAGACTGCGGCGGCAAAAAGCCTGAGCGGCCGCAACGACCGCCTCCTCCATGAGGGGCTCTAAAGGGACATTCACCATGGTTCTTAACTTGGGTAAGAACGCGCTAACCGCAACCTCCTGCATCACTCGCCCTTCGTATCCTGTCGCTCTCGAATAGCATCACGAATACGACGGGCAAACTCAGGGGTTTTCTCCTGTGCGCCTTTCGGCTCAACATCCAAACCGTCGAGACTCTCCACAAGGGTTCTTAGTTTAGGCAGTGTCATTTTTGCCAAATCCACGGTCTCTCCATTGGCGGTTACCGTCATGTCGAGCGCTACCCGTCGTTTTTCGGCTTCTTCCGCATCTTTCGCTTCGGCATCCGCTTTCGCCCTTTCCTCGGCTTTTTGCTTTTCGAGTACGTTTTCAAGCTCGTCCTCTTCGACGAACACCTCGTCGAAACGCAATAGTCTCGCCGCCACCTCGTCAGCTACCTCAATCGGCTGATGGCGGGGAAATACCTGTCGGGTACCCGCCACCGTGTCACGCTTAAACGCTTTGGGTCCGATATACACAATGCTTTGCTTGCCCATCATGGATCCTTTTTGTAAGAGGAATAAAAAAGGGCGCTTTCGCGCCCCAACGGTCTCAGTAGCCCTTGACCACATATTCCGGGTTAATTTCCAGCGTCCCCGTGGCTGACGCCCCTTTGATGGTTGCGCTCAGCACTTGCTTACTCTTGGTGTAAACCGTGTCAGTAGGAATGACTTGGTTCTGGGCAGACGCCACATCGACATCCCCTGCCAACAGTGTGTCACCGACTTTGATATCCAGCGTTACGCCCGCACCCAGGCCGTTGGTATTCACACGAAGGCCAATCAGGCTGATACCGACTTCGACCTGTATCATTTCTACTGTGTCCCCGACGGCGGCATCCGCCAGCTCCGCTTTGGTAAACACGGTTGATGTGTTGCCGTGCGCGCCCACATACATGCGGTCATGCATCGAGGGCGCTTTAAAGATTGTTGCCATAGCTCTCTACTCCATTCGAATTCAAAGAAACGGGAAAGCCCCCGCTTTTATCACTGACCCAGGCTCACGGCCGTATCAACGGCAATCACCCCATGGTCATTCAAACGGCCGGTCTTATCCTTAAAGCGGATTTTCTTGATGCCATTCATCCACGCAATCGTCACTTCGTCACGGTTCCCCGAGTCGGTCTTCTCGGTGTGCACGCTAAATTGACTGCCTTGAGACGTTGAGCCCCAGGCATCAGCGATCGCCTGCGCGCCAATCAGCATCGCGCGGTCAATGGTGGTGCCTGCCGTCACTTGCATCACATCCGCGTCCGCGTTGTTTTTGGAGATATCCACCGTTGAGTCCTGATGGAAACGAATTGGCATCCCCATGTACTTGCGCACCAGGATGTTGCCCTTCATCACGCAATCACCCTTGAACACCTGATGGCTGAAATCACTTTTGCGTTTCATCGCCGTCGCCATTAACTGCTGCCAGTCTTTGTAGGAAGACGTTTGCTCAAAGTCATACCACTGGCGGGGGGTGACGTTCAGGATAAAGAAGGGTTCATCACCGGCGAGCTTGTCATCGGCAAACTTAATCGGCTGCAGCGGATGGGCCATTTCATCGAGAAACAGTGATAAGTCAGTGACCACCCCCATGCTAAAGACATCCGCCTGGTCAAGCGCTTCAAATGTCGTGGCATCTCCGCCGAAAAAGTGACGGTCATAGGTCGGTGGCAAGATATCGTTAACCAAAATCCCTTCGAACTCATCGTGGCTCGTCAGGGGAACAATAATGTCGTCTGACATGAAATCCCCGCGGGCGCCTGCCATATGGACTGTCGCCAACTGGTCTTTCAAATCGTTGTAGTAGGTGCCGAGCAGCGTACGTGCTGAGCTTTTGATGTTATGGGTGGTGCGTTGTTGGCTCATCTTACCGCCCGCATCAACCTGGTGACGTCCCTGGTCAATGCGCAGCGAGAACTCGGTGAAATCCAGCGATTCCCCACGTCCCGCGATACGCTCATCGCCCATGGTTGGACGTTTGGAGAGTTTGTGGACGATTTGCATGTCTACCGTGTCACCTTTCGTTTTCTTCAGGTCGGTAACCTGAACAATCGGTGCGCCCGGTGAGGACTGCTTGTTCCCCTTCTTGTCTTTCATCGCGGTTTTGGGGGCCTGCTCCGTCAACATGTTGGTAAAGGAGCGGTTCCTGTTCGCCGCCGTAAAGAGTGCCGCTTCCTGTAAGCGGCGCGCTTGTTCACGTGTAATGGTTGTCATTGCTCATATCCTTCAGACATAAAAAACCCGCCACATCGGGCGGGTTTCAGGCCGTCTACACGGCGCATTAAAGGTCAGATTGAGCGAGAAAGGATTCAAGTTCATCCTCCGGCATGTCCGCCATCAGTGCTTGCATCGTCTCAACGTCTGCATTGAGCAGTTGTTCCGTCTTGGATGCCATGTTTTGGGGGCTTGAACCCACCTCGCTCGGGGAGTTTGGAAGAGACGGTGCCTTGGCCTGTTGCTCCGCGTGGTCCGCATTCTGCCTAATCTGCTGCGTGAAATGCATTTTGGTCAGACGTACGGCTTCGTTAAAGCGTGCGTGCAAAGGCTTGTCTTTCCAGTCTGGATGTTGTTGAAGTTCATCATCGAAGAGGATGGCTTGTTGCCAGTGTTCACCGCCCTTTTGCGACCAGTCTTTCAAGTCAGGGTTCGCGTTGATCGCATCAATGACCGGATTGCTTTTGGGGGCCTCCCCTGTTCCATCAGGCTCAGGTGGCTTTGCGTCTTGCGGAGAGGGCGGGACGTTTTGGCTTTCCAGTCTCTTCACTTTAGCGTCAAGACTTCGGATAGCATTCCCGACATCGGGGTAGTCTTCCGCCATCGCGTCCAGTTGCTCATCGGTCAGCTGCAAATTTTCAGGTAAGTCTTTTAGCTCAACACCCAACTGCTGCAGTTGACGGTCCCGGAACGCAAGTAGCCTTTGGGCGTGTTCCCAATCAGACTGCTTCGCTTCGAGCGTCTTAACCTGCTCCTTTAAGTCAGCATTTTCTTCCCTGGCGCTCTCCAGCACATCAAAAGGAATAATGTGCTGACCATCTTTGGTGGCGACACCAGAAGGGGGTTCGCTCTCTCCTTCCTGCTCAGAAGCTGAATCATCAGCGGGGGCCGAATCCGCGGTAGTATCGACATCAGATGTTTCGCTTTCATCAACAGTGTCAGTCACTGGTTCGTCAGGCTTGGCTTCCGCGATGCCTGGCAGTTCGTCAACCACCTCAGCATCCGCGTACTGCTCAATCATCGTTTCCAGTTCATCAAGGGTTTCATTACCTGTTATTTCGATGGTCACTTCAATGTCTCCTGTGTAGACGTATCGCTGTCTGTGCGGTTAAGGGCTCTCGGAAAAACCCTTAGCGGCAGAGACAAAAAAACCCGCACAAGGCGGGTTAGATGTCGGGTATAAAAAAAGCCCCACCCGGAAGGGCGAGGCTTTGCACAATGGATACAAACTACCCCACTTTTCGGCAAGCTACAACTGTAAAGCCTCGATTTGGGTACTGAGGAATTGTTCGTATTGCTGGCGCATCACGTTGAGCTCCTCGGTGAGCTTTTGCATTTTTGCCAGCGTCTCCCCGGTCTCTGCCTGCTTCTTCGCATTGTCGTATTGCTTGGAATCCGTTTCCGCATTCAGGTGCGCGACTTTGCCTTCCAGCTCTTCGACACGGGCTTTCATCTCCCTGAATGCCAGCTCCTCTTGCATCCGGGCCTTTTCCTGATCGGCCTGATGAGCCTGCTGCTCTTCCGGTGACATGTCTTCCGGGTCTTTCGGGACGTTCATCGCACCGCGGATACGCTCCAGAAACTCGGATTTATTCGGAATATCCATTAACTCTGCCACCAGGTCGAACACGGCCATTTGTGCCTGTGGCGGCAAGTGGGCCGTTGCATTGGACATCCGCTCAGCCATTTGCGCCTTAAAGGCGGACGTTTGTTGAATGGGCGCCAGTGAAATATGTGCCCTTAACCGGGTCACATCGTTATTGAGCAACGCAGCATCTTCTGTCTCTTCATTCAGTATCACGTTGCGTCTTTTGGTCCGGTCTTCCCGGTTAATGGTGATCTTTTTGTTCCGTTCACCTTTCATGTCTTCCAGAATAAACCCCAATAGCAGCTCACCGACGAGTAAGCAGGCCAATCGATAATTATCGTTGAGCTCTGCAAGCGTCGTCGCGCCCTGCTCGACAAGATTGGCAATGGCAACCCCAGAGTCCGCCGCGCCCTCCTGCCCGAGGAATGCCGAGTAAATCCCCATGGTGTCCTGAACCAGCTTCATGCTGTCCTGCATCACCTGAAACTGTTGGGAAGCAACATTGAAGTCCTGGCGTATTTCAATCGCGTCAGAGATGGACTTGCGGTTCTTCCGGTCAGGGTTGAGCTCTACATATCCATCAGGGCGCTCAACCTCTTCCAGCAATCGTTCCCGGCTCATCTTAGTGGCATCTTTGTCAGCAATCACAAGCTTTGCCTGCAGGAGCCAGGTCAGTTTGATACGGCGGAAGTTCACCTCATCCTGCGCCGGAATAGCGCGCGAAGAGAGGCCATAAGGCTCACCGCTTTTGTCTTTGCGATAACCATAGAAAGGCACGATGGGATACATGCCGCGGGGCGCCTGACAAGGGCGCTGCTCCAGACGGTAGGGACCGGCGAACCAGGTTTCTGTGATATGACTGGTCTGCCCCGTTTTGAGTTTCACCCGCCCCATCGCCACGGCGGTCGCATGACGCAGGTTGTGCTTGTCGTACTCAACCACCCGTCCATCCCCCAGACACATGACCGTGACGGCGTTGTAGTGCCGGCGATACACGATTTGTAGCTTGATGCGTTTTCGGTTGTTACTGAGGTACTCCGAGTGGTCACGGCTCCAGCTCTGGTATTCTTCCCAGGCATTCACCAGGTTGCTTTCTGCGCCATCCACGATGGTGGTGTCCACAAAACCTTCCCAGTGATTCACAGCATGACGAAGGATATCTGCCTTCTCTGGCATGGACTGAATGAGGGTGTCGATGTCTACCCAGCGACTGCGCATCACCCAGTGACAATCTGACCAATCCGGCTCTTTGGAAAACCAGTCCCAATGCACCTCATCACGGGCGATGTTCAGTATTTTGTATTTGGGGCCAAAGGGGTCGGTGTTTCTGAATACCTCCACAAAGCCAACACCACAGATGACCTGCCCTTTGTATGCTTCGGCTCTGGCCCGATCTAACCGTCCCAGCCGGCATAAATCAGCAAACTCTTCGTTTATCGCCTGCGCCAGCTCTTCAATGTCCTCGTCGTAATCGTCGGCGGTCACCATCAGGTCAGTACGGGTCTTGGCTTCCATCCCGAGCACGCCATCAATAGCCGGGGCGATGAGGTTATGCATGGTTTCCGGCTGGCCGCGCTCCCGGAGTATCTCAATCACGTTGGGAGACAGTTGGTCACCGTCGTAATACGCACACGCTTTATTGGCGTTCGAGCGCCATGGAGGCTGGCCATCAATGTCAGAAAGCAAGGCTATCAGTTCATCGGTCTCGGTTGTGTTTTCCTTCAAGTTAATTGTCATTATCTGGCCTGCCATGCTTTGGTTCGGGGTAACTGGGCATTCAGGTCTTTCACCACACGTGAAGGCATTCTCGCACGCATCTCCTGAGCAATCATGTAGCTCATACACTGGTCATCGAAACACCCTTCCTGCGCGCCCATGCTGCCCTTTTTGTCGTAAACGTAGGTATGCATTTCAGACACGGTGCCAATCCAGTTGATACCTGATTGTCCGTTCCTGAGCAGGGTCTTCATCCCCTCGGTGAGCAGCGGCTTGGATTGTTTGGTCGTCAGCCAGCCAAGCTTGACCTTCTCCTCTTCATCATCGCGGTCGATGTAGCGCTCTTCGTAAATGCGGGAGATGGGATAGAGGTCTTTGAGTTTGAGGATGAACGCATGACCATGGTTGTTCCGCTCTGGCCCGATATAGGCAAGGTTATAGAGACGGCCGATATGCGCCGCAAGGTGAGAGAACAACTCGACATCGAGGTAACCCACCCAATGGCAGACCTGCTCACCCGTGCTTTTCTTAACAACATCGAGACTGCTGCGGTCTCCGTGTTCTAACCCTTCTGCAATATCGACACCCATTGCGTAGTCGTCGTCCTCATCAGGGATCTCCCACACTAAGAGCATGTTGAGAAGACTGCGTTGTCCCTGCTCATCCATCGTTTCAGGCTTATTGGCTTTTGTCCGTTTCCCTGTGATGGGTTCAACGTCATAGACAATGAGCGGTTTGCTGCATTGTCCTTCTGCCTTCATCGTTGGGTTGGCATCAAAGACACGGCGCCCGGAGGTGAGGAAAGCTTCAATGGGCGAGGACGGAAACTCCTGTTTCATTTCCTCGCCCTGCTCAGCCTCTTTGAGCACATACCATTGACGCTGCTCATCTGATATGACGCAGCCCATTACCTCTTCCACTGCCTCGAAGTATTCGCGTTGTACCTTGCTCATGACCACACCGCCTTTAGGTACCGGCGCGGTGTATTTCCCGTCTTCCCACCAGGCAAAGAAGTGAAAGGCCCAGTCTAGCTTGGTGAGTGGCATATCGGCTTTCTTAGCCTCCATAGCTTTAACACACATTGCATGAAAGTCGCCCCCCACACCTTCTGCGGTGCTTTCGATGAAGGCAACACACCCTTCATGAATGGCGTTCAAGGTACCGGTGCGTAATTCCTTGGCCTTTTGCGGGTACTTGGCGCAAATCTTCCCATGCTCGGAGATGTGGAGACGGTGAACCGTGCCTGAGCGGAAGGAGGTCGCCACCTGAATACTCGAACCATGTTCGAAGATGATGCTTCCGCCGTTTTTTCCTGATGTCCGGGATTTGATGTTGAACCGGCTTCTTAGCCAGTCAGGTAAGTTATCAAAGGGAATTTCTATCTTGGTCCTGAATATCTCTCCGGCCTTATCCAGCTCCTGCGCCACAATCCCGCATTTCAAATTCTTGTTGAACAGTGCTTCATCGAGAATGTAGATATCAATCGCGGTCGAGAAACCCAGCTGACGCGCCTTCAATATGATGTTGAGCCAATGCATCATGGTAAACAGCATGCGCTGCGCCGGGCGTAACCGGAACGTGACTAACTGGCCCTGCTCATTCTCCACTTTGTAGAGGTTGTCCATTCGCCACCACTTATCTGACAAGTGACGCTCAATCTGTGCGATGTCCCCTGCCATCATCGGCGCATCAGTCCACCGGAGCCCATGTTTTGGATATCCTCTAGCATCTGACTGACTGGCGTATCATCGACCGCGCCTTCATTGCGCAGCTTGTCCACTTCTGCGCGTATCTTATCGAGCTTCACGATATCGATACCGAGTGTGCTCATGGTTCGGGTCAGTGACTCGATGCGGCCGGTCAACACATCCAGTTGCGCGTTAACACGGGTAAAGGACTCGTAGAGGGAAATCCGGTCTTCCACGGTTTCAGCCTGCGCCATGTCTTCATGAATCTTGCCGAGGTACTCAATCCCACTTTGTAGCCTCGCTCGGGTAAGCTGCAATTCATCCTCCAACGTGGCCGTATCTGCCGCATCAAACATATGCTGCTTCTCTGAGGGAAAGTACTTTGCATAAAGGCCACTTTTGCGCGCGCGCTGGTTTCCCGCGGTCGCCGGATTGCTCGGACTCGGATTACCTGGGTTACCTACTGACAGAGAATTACAGGGAGCAAACCGTCCTTTTTCATCCCGCTCACCCGATGCCGATTTGTGTTTACCGTCATCAGAAGTGATGGGGGACATGTGGGATTTTTGGGTTAAAGATTTTTTTTCTGCGCTTACCTTTTGCGCAGTCAATTTTTGCGCACTCTGCGCACTTTTCGATTGCGCACTGTCAGACTGCGCAAGTTTGCGCACTTTGATATAACGACGCGCCGTGGCGTAATTCAGCCCTTTCGCTTCACACCATTCTTTCGCACCGGTGCCGTACTTCGCATGGTCATGCTGAAACTGTGCTTGTAGCTTTTTCCAATCCTGTGCCATAGCTAGCTCACCTGCTCACGGCTCAGTTCCCCTTCCACAACCCAATCACCGACGCGAGGCTTGAAGCTCACCCGGAGCGTAACCCGCGAACCGTCTTTGAGTTGTACTCTGGCACTCTTGCCATTCCAGCGGATCAAACTCGCAATGCAACCCGACTTCATGGTTCACCTCGCGTTGACTTGCCCTGGCTCTCAAGGATTTTGGTCTGGGCGTGCTTGTACCACCAGTTGACACCAAAGGTCGCAACGCCAATGAGAAACCCACCCAGAGCGACCCACTCATTGATGGTTAACCCGGCAAGTGTCGTGACCGCAGAAGCGCCATACGAAATGGCTGCACTCGAATCATTCATCTTCAATCCTTTCGCATGGCGTCAGTGACTTTAGGAATAATCTTCTCGGCGCTACGTCCCACCACATATCCTCCAAGCCCAATTTGTAGGAGTGTCCACGCTTCATCGGCTAAACGAAACGCAGTGAACCCAAACGTATCGGCGACCACAAGCGCGAGAAAGGTGAGCATGGTGATAGGACGCCAGTTACGCTGAAGCCAACTGGCCCCTTGCGCTTCTGCTGTGATGACCTTGGTTTTGGCTTCAATCAGACGCGCTTCATAATCCATCACCTTGGCTGCCATTGTGCTTTGCATGGCAAATAGCTTGGCTTTGACCTCCAGCCTCTCTTCTTCGCTGGTATGCAAGTCATCAATCAGGTCGGTCACAGGCTCAACGAGGCCCGTGATAAAGTTCCAAACACTCATCAGGCGGCCTCCTGCTCTAACGGATAGTCTGACCAGGGAAGCTGGAAATGCGGTCCGTCTTTGAACGTTTTCCAGTCGCCGCCCCACTCGATGGGGATATCCAACTCTGCTGCCGCTTGTTTTACCGCCTCGGCTATTTTGTGGTACAGCGGCCAACTCCAGTCAACACGACCATCCACATAAGCACCAAGGTCAACCGCATGGCCTGTGAGATGTCGGCTGCGCATCGTGGTTGACGCCCCTTGCGCCAATAGCGTTTTCTGGCGCTCAATCGTTCTTCGCCCTTCCAACACCGTAAAATCAACCGCTGTTATCTCAATGGCGCGTTTCATGACCTTGATAAGGTCGGGATGAAGCGGTGAAAGACGTTTGAGTGATCGCTTTCCAAACTGATAAGCCATATCGCCTCCAGATCCCATGTACGAAAAAACCCGCACTTGGCGGGTTTCAACAGGCACAAAAAAACCTCGTCCCTGAAAATCAGGGCGAGGTTTGTCATGATTGGTTAAAAATACACCACTTTTTGGCAAGGTGCAATCAAATCTAAGGAAATTAGGGTGTTATATGGCAATGTGAAAAGTGGCTTTAATTTGTATGGATTTCCATACTTTTTTTGCATAACCCAAATAAAGTGTCGGCTGCGCGACACTTATTCATATTTGTTAGCTGCTAGCCCGGCTGCTTAGGAAAGACCTTTACATTATTTGGTATATGATACCAATCGAGTTTTTCACTAACCCAAACATGCGCTTGAGGTTCAAAAATGTCCGCTGACGACAGATCAATTGGTTTTAACTTTAACTTAACTGTTTCTGGTGCATCTGGGTTGAAATGATAAATTCTGTTTCCACAGTTTGGACAAAACATCGCACAGTTACGATTGCCACTCTCTGCTACGCGCCCCCAACTTTTCAGTTGACCAGAAAACTCTATTTTCGCTGTATCAACCACTGCTGTGATGCTAAATGGGCTAGTAGATAGCTTTTGACACTCTGTACAGTGACAAGCAAAGACCATTAATGGTTTGTCATGTAATTCATAGGTAACTTGTCCGCACTGGCATGCTCCTTTAAGTGGATAGTCCATTTATTGTTCCTCCTCTGAACATGGATGACAGCTAAAACGTCGCAATAACGGGCGCTTACCAAACCGCCCAAACTGCTTTAATCCCTCGTATACACAACACTTTGCAAAGCTGCCATAGTGACAAAGCGTCTACGTTTATTGCTTTGTTATTTGCCGAATTCAAATTTCTTCGACCGACTCAATGACAACTTGCGAACCACAATAATTGGTCACATATGCGGCGATACAATCACCAAATTCATCTAATGTTGCTTGACCATCGTTGTCAAAATCAGTCTCTGAAACAAACTTTAGATTTTCACCATCCCATGCACACGCTGGGTTGGCATGCCATTTCCTGTGGCTTTCAAACTCTTTCATGATATCCGATGAGGCCTCTGGGCCATCTTCTTTTCTTAACCCTCTACAGACTAAAGTTACGCGATACATAAAGTCCCCATAGGCATATAACAGTGTATTCAATACCAAAGTGGGGCAATTAAACACCCCATTTTGTCCACCAATAACAAGCCACTGTATTTTAAAAGTAACTTTCCCTTTGTTTTTAAGCCTCTTTCTCGCAGTGCCAAAAATGACCTTGTGAAAATACCCCAAAACGGCGTGCTTCGGTATTATGCGACACCTTTTCTAGTCCTGTATGTACCAACAGTGCAAAGCTCTGTGTTTTTAACTTCCCAACTCGATCCATTGGTTAAGCATCCAATAGTCACCTACCAGACGTAGAGTTTGAAGCAGGCAAGGACGATTGAGACAGCCACAAGGCCAATCCAACCGATTGAACGTGTCACTGACTCCGGTGATTGGGTGTTGATTTGAGGGAATAAAATCGCCCCTAAAGACAATAGGGGTACCAGACCGTATAGCTGCCCCATTTGTGATGAAGTCCCTAGCGGAAACGGGGGAACAAACACATTAAAAATCGTGTACGCAATAAATACAAGCATTGCGATACACGCTTCCTTTAATGACGTAGCACGGTCTCCAATCCAAAAATAGAGTGCCGCGATGGCACAAAACACAGACAAACTAACCAAAGACGCTATTCCCCTTTTACCATGCCCCAACGACTTTGTGATTTATTGGTGTGAGAGTCGTTACTTCATACAAGTCATTAATAATTTCCAATTTGGAAAGCTTCTTCTTACCCTTCTTATGCCACTCAATACATACCCCTGCCAAATCTTGAATGGCAGGGGTGACCAATACATCTTGTAATAAGAAACCAGTTAGGTTGGGGTTTGCTTCAAAGTAAATGTCGCCAACATTGGCCATATCATAAATGCTCGCGCAGACTGAGGACTTCTCTTTCTGGAGCATATTCCTTTGTATTTTTGTCGCAATCCCAGCTTGGGCAAGGGCCTCTCTATATTCTGGGGCAGTGAAATCAATGATATTATTCTCGGTCTCAACCCAGCAGTGAAAAGCATCGAGGCCACTATAAAACCGACCTTCCTTTTCGACTGCAAATGAAAGGGTGTCTCCACTTTCATTGAGTCGAATAAAAGCGGCTCCCATAACAGGCTTAGCCTTCACTTTAAAAAGCTCTGACAAAATCAAGGCTCCAAAAACGTTATAGAGTTGACATGACTTTCCTGGTCCAGCAGAAAACTCGCGCCCAACGCTTGCAACGATTTTATAAATAAGTTCGTACTGTTTAAGTGTTATATCATACTTCATTCTTTAGCTTCCCTTTCCAGCCATTCATCAGTTCAAAATGTTCTCCGACCAACTTCTCGGCCGTCTTTCGGGTGTCGTCCAAGGCTTCAAGGCGGGAGATCATTTCACGCGCCCCTTTGCCATAGATGTCTTGGTGTGACGGTAAGGCTTCCACGTCCAGGCAAACAAGCTGGAGGTGATACACCAGGATTTCGATCTGCTTTTCCAGGGCGTCGATGTAGTCGTCATCGTAGTGAGTAGCCATCGCCACAAATCCCCTTTAATGCTTCGCGGTGATCTCGGCGCATTCAATGGTCACGGTGCCGAGGTCACAAGTAAATTCGATATCGTTGCCGTCTACCTGGGCCAGCCAGCAAAGCGCACGGGCCATGATGGACGCGCTTTCTTCTGCGCCCACGGTTTTAACGGATTCGCCAATCGCTTCTGCTAAGTCCATGGTCAACATTCCCCTTAAATTTATGCCGCCGCTTCTTTCTCCAGCCATTGATTCAGCGTCAAAGCGGCCTCTCCCTGAGCGGCATGCAGCTCGGTCAGTACTCGTTCAAAGAGTGGTTTGAGTTCCCTTTCCCAGATAGCGTCTGAGACCCGGCCTATGTTGGTGTGGCGAAGGTGCAGGCGAACCGTATCTGGCGTCGCGATAAGCACACCGCCATGGCACGACGGGCAGGTTTCACCGACTTTGTGTGAGCCCGTTCCCCCACAACGTGGACAAAGGTTGGTCTTCTGGGCTTGCTTTACGGCGTAGGCATCGAGTCTCGCTCTTTCATCGTCAATGAGTCCCTGCTTACGCGAAATATCATCCTCGATGCGGCAAATGGCAGTGGAAGAGCTCAGCATCCGATTCTTTTCAAGCTGTCGGATATCAACGTGCAGACGCTTTATCCGTCGTTTAGACCGGGTTGCCTGTTCACCATATTGGCGCCATAACGCAGTGAGTTTCCGGCTCTGCGATGCGAGAGGTTTATCTGCATACACGGCAATGGCGAGACTGATGATGTGTTCACACAGACCGCGCCGTTTTGCGTTATCGGGAATGAGTGACACCAAGGCTTTTTCCAATCGCTCCATCGCGGGCAAATCATCCAGCCAGCGCCACATAATCGCATCGCTGCCGATAGGGTTTTCCCGCTGCAACTTACCGAGCAGGCAGAGGATGACATCGCCAGGGATAAACTGGCGGCCTCTAGGCTCATCGTTGACGGTGGTTTTCACAAGATGCATACGGATAAAGAGTTCAATGCCTCGGCTCATGCGGCAGTTCCTCCCGAGTCTGGCCCCTCAATATGTCCTTTGAGATAATCGGCAATCAGCCCTTTCATCTCTTCGGCGCTGTAGCAGTAAGCAAACAGATAGCCCTGTCCACTTAAGCGCACCTCCCACTTTCTTTGGTCTTCAGTGATGCGCCCACCTGTGGGGGCCTTGGCTTCGATACGCAGTCCGTAGTAACCGCACCGCGCTACATCGAGTAAGTAGTCCGGGTAGCCGGGTTGACCGCCCAGGCGGTGAAAATCAGCACGCGCCTTCTTACCCCGCTTCCCTTCATTGGGTATGTGAGTGAGAAAGTCCCCGACGCGGATACCCGCGATGGTGGTTCTTCGCGCCCAACGCACCAGATCTGCGCACTCCTCGGCTTCCGGCTCACGACGGACCTTTTGGACACGGCCATCGCCCCGGTGCCTGATACGCCCAAGCTGTTGCTCAAGGCTAAACACGTTGTCATACATACTCGCCGCCCTCCACGGTGATGAGTCCTGCCCGGATACGTCGGCTCAGCGTGCGGTGAAGTCCGTTCAGCATGTACTCTTCCCGTTCGCCAAGCTCGAAGGCATACCCGCAGCGCCCGTCTATCACATCGTGACAGGCGCTACAGACATCCGCGCCCCAGAAGTCATCGCTCTTGTAGGCGATGCCGTGGGTCTCACTCGGGAAATGCGCAAACACCACCGTTTCCGGGTTCATGTTGCACACCCCCACGATTTGCAGCGTGCAGGTTTGCCCCCTCGCCGCTTCGGTCAGTTTCCGGCTGCGTAAAGCCGGGGTTTTGATAGCCATTATGCAAACCCCATCAGTTGATTGACCGCCTGCTCAACGTCGGCTTCGCGGTCAAAATGGTGTTGTAATGTGTGATTCCAGATAACGTTAAACACGGCGCGGTACACCTCGGAAAACTCGGTGTTATCCATCCGGGCAAAGGAAATCGATTTGGCCTCTTTGCGTACTGTGCCGTTCGGGTAATGGACCACCGTATAAAACCCCGCTTCCATCACTGCCCACTTGCGGTAGGCTTCAAAGCTCTTTTCGACATCGAGGTTGGCCCGCTTTTGCGCCATCGCATCCAGAAAGCCGCTCGCAACCTCCCGCATGGTTTGCTGTTCACCACCCCACTTTGAAAGCTCACTAGCAAAGCGATACACCAGGTTGCGCTCGTGTGGGGAGACTGTGCCGCCTACTGGCGTCCAGTAGTCAAAACCGAGTTTCAGCAACACAAAGAACTTGCGGTGAAACTTCGGATGACGGGTTTCACGGAAATCCGCCGTGAGCACCGTGCCAATTCGCTTTTTATCCGCCAGCTCCTTGTCTTCGTCGGTGTGGGGAACGAACATCCCTCCCCTTACCTTCACCAGAGAAAACTCCATCATTCATCGTCCCAATGTTCGCGCTCATCGGCTTTTGCCAGGTCTGAGCCAAGCCAAAGGAGGTAAACGACCACCATCACGACAGCCCAAACCAGAACGCCCATCCATACGCCACTCATGCTGCTTTCTCCAAGTGATTGCCGTGCGTGAGAGCCAGCCATGCAGCGGGTACCAGACGATAAACATGCACCTGCTTACCGCTGTCACTCGTGTACTGCCGACGCTGCTTCACCAGCCCGCACAATGACGGGCTCACTTCTCTGAGCCTTGCCGAGATGGCCGCTTGTGTATCGGGGGTTTCCGGGAAGAAAAACGCGATGTCCGCCTCTATCTGGCGCAGCGTTTTCCATGCCGGACCCGATGCCACGTTGAGCACACGGCCAAACTGGCTGGAGACACGGAAACGGTCTTCATACGTCTTGTGCCAGCTCGCTATCGCCTCCTTGATGGCGTTGTGCTCTTTGATGGGTGTCTTGATGGGATGGGGTTTCACAATCATGGTCGTCACCTCTTTCCTATCGTCATTCCGTGCGCCGGGTTAGGCGGCATGCTTGACCGTATCAGGATGTTTTTGCTCCCAGGTCAGCCAGGCTTCACACACTTCCTGAGTAGGAATGAGCATGTGCAGGCCAAAGTACACGTTGTATTTCTCTGCAAGCTCGCATAACGCCAACGCCGCGCTCCGGTTATCTACGCCGTGTTTTTTCCAAGCACGGACTTCGCTGAATTCAAATCCGGTCTCTGAGACGATGAGCTGGGTGAGTTCCGGCAACTTGCAACATGCCCTCTCCTTCATGATGCGGACAAAACTCTGAAACCCATTGATAGCCAGTGTGTTTCTCATCAATTTGATATTCGTCGGTGTGTAGGTCGTGGTCATTGGTCGCTACCTCGTTTTAGGTGGTTTGCACTAGGGCAAGATGGGCGTTGATTCTGTCGCTTCCAGTCGAAGCATGCCGACAGCGTGTGCGCCACTGCTGCCCCCTCGATATACCGCTCTGCACGTATCGATGTGACCGACCGTCATCGGTGCAGAGATGGCTTGGTTGTTCGCTTGGTTATGGGTTTCTGCCATGCCAATGAGCTTTCTTGGATAGGTCGGCTCAGGATGGAAAAGCAATGTCCGGTAACGGCTTTCAAACTCCTTCGCCTTGAAGGGCAACTCCTCTTCGTTGCTTTGGCACAGCGGACTCCAGCCGCCCATTTGGTCTATGACGCTGTGGATAATGGCATCGTCAAACACCACACTGTTCCAAGCGCCAACACTCGAAATGGCCTTTTTGACTTTGGCCCAGGCGACAAGGGCGCGGTCGTTGGAAGTCCCCCCGACAAGGCGGATAATGTCAGCAGGCTTGGGAGGATATTGGCCTGCGTCTGGGTTTTGCATGTGTCGCTTGAGTGCCTCTGTCACCGTGGTCAACTCAAGATGCCGCAAAGCCTCCCACCAGACATCCAGCACTGGCGGTGACAGTGCCCTGCCGTATAGCGCCATAATCGCTTGAAGCTGTTTGGCAAGCTGTTGCTGCTCAGCAGATTTCATTGGTCTGTCCCCCATGATGGTCGTTAGGTTCATGGTCGAAAGTGTTGTGTTGCTTACTGGCAAGCCACTCGGCAACAGCGGCTTCGTTGTTCGCCTCAATCCGCGCTTGTGGTGACGCGAAGTCTGAGGCTCGCACCGGGGGTTTAGCCGCGCGGGATAGCCAGGCATTGATGAATCGCTTGATACCTGACCGGGTTTTCCTCTTGGCGGGGTTGGCATCAATCCATGCCACCATGCGAAGAAGCTCCCGGTTGATATCCACATCAGGGAAAGAGGTCTGGTAGGCGTCACGCTCATTGGTCGTGACGGTGTGGTAGGTTCTGTCTTTGAGTTTTAGCGAAGCGGCTATCTGCTCGGCAGGCAAACTTGGTTTGCTCTGCACAAGTTTGTTAGAACTCAGTTCTTGTTTAAGATCAGTATTTATTAGTGTCGGCTCAGCCTGATTAGGCTTACCCTGATTAGGCTCAGCCCGATTAGGGGGTACCTGTTCCGGGTTAGCCTGATTAGGCTTATCCGTATCTGGCGGGCAAAAAACCGGAGCGTCAAACACCGTATAGGTTGTCTTACCGTTGGCGTGTTTTTTCGTCTGAATGAAGCCAGCAGACTTCAGTTCTCTCAGAATGTTGTAAACGCCCTCTCTCCCCGTCCGTTTCGCCGTTCCTTGCGTCACGTTAACGAGTTGTTCAACGCTCACCGTCCAGTTATCAGGCTTCGCCAGCAAGTACGAGAGTAACCCCATCGCTTGAAACGAAAGCAGTCCATCCTCGAAGACATGATTGCCAATAATCGTGAAATTTTGGCTTCTCTTGGCTCGGACTATGCTCATCAGTGTAATCCCTGTGGTTCTTCGTCCAGCGCAGACCCCACACTGGTGGGGTCTAGATTGGACGCAGCTAAAGAACATCGAACTTGGTCAATGCGCAGATCTCTTCTCTCAGCAGCTTTCTCAAGAACCAGGTCAACAAATTTCGCATTCCTGACCATTTCATTAGAGACCTCTTCTGCGGAGCTCTCGCCCCGCAAAAACGCCCTAGAAAGCCTCAGAAGTTCATACATCACTCACCCCTCGATGGGCAGGTCTGGCTTATCTGCGTCTTGACCTTGCTGGTCGGAAACCGGATAAAACGTGCCTTCAATACACACGGTCTTCGAGCGACGGTTTACCTCTTGGAAAAGGTCTAGCTTGGGCATATTCCTCTCTCCCCAGGTTTTCACCACGTCGTCGTAGAGCTCGGGATCAGACGCAAGCAAATCGATGACGCCGTCCATCAACAAGACGTTAGAAATCACAGCCCTCGGGGAGCCGATCAGCTCGCTTATCATCGTCAGAAGCTCAATTTCATTGTTGGTGAATCGCAATTTCACTTGCGACTCTCTCACCTCATCAATGGACAGGCCGGGCTTACCGATAAGTCGGTTTTGCTCTAGTTGGTTAAGCCGCTTTTGAATAAACATCTTGGTCATTGGTCGTTACCTCTGGGTTGGTCGTTGGGTGTGGTTTAACAAGGACTAGTTTCAGGCCCTTCACATCGCGTCCGTAGCGGATAGGATCGAAGGTATAGGGGATGTCGGGGATAAGATGGCAAAGCAAGGCGATGTTTTCTGGAACGTGATGCTTCCAATGAGCTGCACGAACCGTTCCGAAGAATCTAGCTATCGCTATTTCAGTGCCAAACGTACTCTTGAGAATGTCAAAAAGTGGGTCGTTCATAGTCACCTCCTAAACCCAACCGTAAGCTTTCCTACTGATAAAAACAAGGGTGTTTTAGTTTTTCTACGTAGTGAAAAAACATACAGCTGTGCGAGAATTAGAAATTAGACCGCAGAACAAAGACATACTGAATGATGCAAATAGGCGAGAGAGTAAAACTAAGAAGGCTGGAGCTTGGTCTCTCGCAAGAAGACTTAGCCAAGGCAATCTTGAAACAAGTAGACTCAAGGTTTAACAGGGTCACGCTTTCAAATATCGAAATGGGTATTCAAGGCAGTGTTAAGGATAAAATTTTGTTGGCCTTAACGAAGTCGCTCAAGTGCAATGCTGAGTGGTTGGTTTACGGTACCGAGCCAAAGGAACTTGCTCTCACCCAACTCTTAAGCCGCTCAGAACCTGGTCCAGCCGTTGAGCAAAAATGCCCGTTCATATCATGGGACGAAGCCCTGTCTTTCACTGTAAACAATGACTACCCTGATAGTGCTTACACCTACAGCGCATGCCCTGTCCCATGCGGTCCCAGGACATTTATACTGACCGTTAATGACGAGTCTATGGGGGATCGCTTCGCGGAAGGTGATTGGATATATGTTGATCCTGACCAACAAGAATCAGCCAAAGATAAATTTGTAATTGTCCAGCTAAGCCCAGACTCTGAGGCCATTTTCAAGCAACTTGTGTTGATTGATAATCAAGTATTTTTGAAAGCTCTGAACCCCGATCTACCCTCTTCCCTGAGATACACTCAGCCTACAAAATACCTCACAATCAAGGGAACTGTCGTAGCGCACGTCAAACCCGTGTAACCGCAAACGACAAGCCTCCCTTTACTCTGAGGGAGGCAGATTTCAACAAGCCACTCTCAAAAACTCATACCGCCTTCCCGCCCTCTTAACTCACCAATTAACGTGACTAGCGTCACATATACCAACAACCAGTAAGCTTTTCTACTGGCATACATTGACGGCGACCCGTAATGAAACCTACATTAGTTTTGTCCAATTCAATATCAGTGAATTTAAGAGGTACAAAACATGAACATCAAACTTGTGGTTGAAATGACCCAATCAGAGTTGGATAAAGCGGGGACCTGTGCAGGTGGCCTGCAATTCGATTTAGCCACCAATCCACTGCTTGATGTGTCGCCCGCACAGATAGAAGTTGTGGTGGTGCCAGAAACGAAAACGCCCTGGCGTAAACCAGGGCGCTTAAGGGGAGCGGTCAACGACCAAGAATCTCGCTCCCAAGTGGAAAGCCAATCGACCAGATGAGCTTTCCGAGGTAACGACCAATTACCCCTAGAGGTAACTGGCGAGTGAAGGCGTAACGACCAGGAAACGCCCAACACATAAGGAAGCATAACATGAAACTAGGATTTGATAACCACTTAGACCGCTGCCTTAACGATGACATGCGCCACCTTGATGAATACGACCAGCATCAAGCCGCACTCAACGACTACATCGACATGGGCAAACAACGCTTGCTAGCCAATCGAGAGTTTGCTGGCCTCACCTTTAGCGACTTCTCGCAGTTTGTTATCGAGTTCGAGGTACATGGCCAATACCCGCTCGATGGGCTGATGAAGTTCGTCATCAACCACGAGCCCAACGCAGCAAACACCAATGCTCAGCTTCTAACAATGCACCAAGCGTTCCTTAAAACAGCGCTCGATGACTTCATTGAAAGCAGAATGCCAGACATCAAGTCAGCTTACGAAGACCTTTGCAAAAAGGCAGCATAGCCATGTCGGATCAAAAAGAATCTCAAGAAAAGCTCCAAGCCATGTTTTCGCCTGATGATATCGAGTGGCGTATTCAACGCGCTGGATTTGCAGGCGATAAACCTTGGGCGATGGTGGTGCCTTACATCACGGCAAGGGCGGTTCAAGAAAGGTTTGATGAAGTCTTTGGTGTGTTTGGTTGGGAAGTCGAGTTCAAAGACATTGTGTCAGGCAATCAAATCACCGGGTGTGAATGCGCCATTTCTGTCTGGTTCGGTGACAAGAAAGTCACCAAGTGGGACGCCAGCGAGAACACTCACATTGAAGCAATTAAAGGTGGCCGCTCTTCTGCCATGAAGCGTTGCGCCGTCCAATGGGGTGTAGGTCGTTATCTGTATCAGATGGACACCGTATTTGCAGAATGCCGTCAGTGTATCGGCATGCGCGACAAGCATTACGGCAATGTCCATGTCGTCAAAACCAAGGGCGGCCCTGACAAATACATCGATTGGGCGTTTCCTCCCCTCCCCGCCTGGGCGCTCCCCCGAATCGATTTCACCGAATACTTTGAGGCAGTCAAAGCAGCAGAAACCAAAGAAGCCCTCTCCGCCGCACTCGGTCAGGCGATTAAAGCCATCAAATCCGCCCAAGACACCGAGGCGCGGGAAACGCTTCAAGAGCTGCGCCAATTGAAGATGAAAGAGCTGGATGCCAAGAGTGACCAGTTCAAACAGCAACACCTTAGCGAGCTTCAGCAACAAGCCCAAGAATACGCTCGCATCATTCACGGCATGCCAAGCATGACCACGCTGGACAACGCCTATAAAAAGCACTGCGGCATTCTGGCGAATTCAGCGGACAAGTTGGGCGTGTCACCTGCGTCCTCAATCGAGTACCTCAAGTCTGAGTACACCAAAAGACGTGACGTACTGACCAGCAAAGAAGGATAGAGACCATGGAAAACTCCCTCACCTCTCTCGACCAAGTGCTTGCCCTTTCCCCTGAAACTGCTTTTGAAGCCTTTCAAAGCAAACACAGTGTGGAAAAGGTCATCGAAGCGGTACGCAATGAAGCGTTAAGCGAAGTACCCGATGTGGAAACCCGCAAAGGCCGTGAGCGCATTGGTTCGTTGGCTCGAAAAGTCAGTGAAAGCAAAACCGCCGTGGTGAAGGTCATTGATAACGCGTTGGTGGATGCAGAATCGCAGGTCAAAGCGGTGAAGGCCACTAAGAAGCATGTGGAAGAGCAGTTTGCAGGTATTCGAAGTGCTGTCCTCAAACCCCGCGATGAATGGCAAGCCATACAAGACGAGCTGGAAGAAGCGCGTCAGCAAGGCATCTTGTCTCGCATCACCAATATCAACCAGATCGGCAACACCACCGGGGACGAAACCCTCGCAGAGCTCAATGACATGGCCGAAGCCTTGGAGATGATGACCATTACCCAAGATGACTTTGCCGAGTTCACCGGGGATGCGCTGACCGCTAAGGAACAGGCGGTGAAGAAGGTGAACGATGCCATCGTGAAATGCGTGGAAGCCGAGACCCAGCGGCAGGCGCTCCACGAGCAAGCTGTCACGAACAGCATCAACGAAATTCGCCTGACGGCCATGCATGCGCTGGAAGAAAACGTCCAAGCAGTGCGTACACGTCGGGAGACTCTAAGCCAACTCGAACTGGATGAGGTGTTTTATGGCGAACGTCTTAAAGAAGCGGTATCTGCGAAATCGGATGCGATTAGGCAACTGGATCTCTTGGCTGAGCAGAAAGAAGCACTCGCCCTCCCTCAAGAAAACCTCATAGAGGCACCACAAAAAATGGTGAAAATCCCTCTATGGGAGCATCAGCACCTACAAGCGCGGGATGCGACATTGCTTGCACTGGAAGCGGCTGGCGTAGACAAATGGGCGGGTTATGATGATGCGATTGCGGCACTGATGGACAGTGCGGCTTAACTTTGAAGGAGCGCCTCAAGGGAGGCGCTGTAGATTGGAAATGGACAACTTCGAGTTGGGAGTGACGTTTGAGACTGCACAGTTCGGATAACTTCAGGTAGGGGAAAAGGTAGTGGACGGCTTTGTTGTGTGAGAGAGTTGGCTGCTGACGCAGCCAAAAGAATGATACTACCAATTGACCGGACAAAGGTTTATATGTGTTAACTGGGAATAGTAAAGCGAAAACCAGTTTCTTTTACTACAAAAACGAAATCTCTTAACTCACCATTCAACTCTAGACCAATGGTAATTTCGGACAATTCTCGGCTTTCAGCAGAGTAGTTCAAAATCTGCTCTAAATTATTGACAATAGCCTCAAAATAGCTATTAAACATGAACTTTAACTTATCGCTGTTAAACGTTGCTTGAATAGGGGCGCCATTAGAGCTTACACCCATTCCCGGAGCTATATACTCAGTGCCATCCTCAACAACAATATTTGCATTTCCACTCTTTTTTCTAAGCGTTTTGTAGTTGGTTTCGGTTAACGGACTCATTCCACTGTTCATCTTGAACTTAGACATATGCTCAGGCCAGTTACGATGCAAGACCTCAATGAGGTCCAAATTACACCATGAACGATGATTAAATATACCAAGTATATATGCAGTTGAATTAGTAAAATGAATAAATAGCAAATCACCAGTTCGAGAAACAAAACCATCCGATTCAACATCGTTACTTAAATGAAAATGCTGAATCCCCCAATGTGACAGTATGTCATCATCATAATCCAATTTCTTCAAGTTCCGACTTTGATATTTTCTTAAGTCACTTCCAGCAACAATGTCAGCCTTTATACTCTCATATGCTTCTTGAAAGTGTTCTGGTACTTGAAATCCGTTAGCTTCGTTTATGCCTCTTACTCTTTGTGGGACTATCCGACATTTAAATCTCTGATACAAATAAATAGCATCAGACTTTCTAATGTTGCAATTTATAAATTCGTGATTCAATTGTTGATAGCAATAATCAATGTAATCACTCAAAATGTCATTATTTACTTCCATAGGTCCTCTTTCAAGCTAACGTTTGAATAAAGAGCGTTTTATGACCAAAACTAATTTAAACACCTGAATAACAGAGATTTTACAAAGACGCACTACGAGTAAATGTCAGTTCATGATCTTTTTATACAAACACTGTTAGCAAGCACAACCCCAAAATCATGAGTGCAAACCCAATCAACATTAACGCTATACGGTAGCTATAGTGCTTATTCAAACGCTCACTCTCTAAACGCTGTCCTTCTGGCGTTTCCCAAGCAAAACCGTCTGGCTGTCGGACAGGAAAGTCACCGAAGTGCTCCTGAGATAGATACTCGATGTCATTCTTAACTTGGGATAGCCTATTCAATGAATACACAGAAAGACCGAGTATGTATGAGTAAACAAGCAAAATTGATTTCAACAAAGTAAATTGTTCTGAATTGACCGAATAGCCGAAAAGCAGAACGAAAGAAAACGTGAAAACTATAATTTTCGTCCGTGACGGACTGAGTATTTGCATGATCGTCTTAAAGTTTTCTACAGCTTTTCTGGGATGTTGTTGCTTGCTCATATTTTATTATCTCCTAGCTGCTTAACGTTACAATAATGGGCGATTTCTGTGTGTATCAACATAAGAAAAGTACATTCGGATTACAAAAATTAAGGTGAATAGGAGGCTTTCACACACCTTATCAAAAATGATACTGGCTTAATTTGGGCAATTTTGAGTTAGCCATCATAGCCAACTCAAAAATGGACAAGAACGGGTTAGAACTAAAGCTATAAATTTACTATTTGGGATTACTTGAGTTTGAGTAAATCAATATAGACAAATTTATAAATTTAAGAGCGCCAAAGAGAGTTATAACTTGGCTCACAGAGCTAATTTAAAGCCGCAACCTTGGATTTTTCTAACAAATTTACCTGCTGTCTATCAAGACCAGCTTTTTTATATCGATAGCACAAGTAGTCTGAGATGTCTTGCTCATGGGTTGAAATTATGACTTGACGATCTCGAAGCTCCACTCGTAGCAAGTCACTTAATGATGCAATATTAATCTCATCCATACATTGAGTGGGATCATCAATAAATACGAAGGCTGTTTTTGCGTATTTTTTATTCAAGGCTAAGAATAATGACAATGATAATGCGCTAATTTGTCCACTGCTCATCGACAACGTAGCATCATGTTGTGAATCTCTAGCAGTGGTAAAGTTCATAATTGCATTTTTTCGTTGTCCCATAGGCATGTCAATGAACACGCCCAAACCGCTTTGATAATTTTGAAGCAAACGACCACTATAAATGTGAAATAGTGATTCCATCTGACCGATGGTACGGTGTATGTAGTTAGTCTGAGCGTGTTGTAGCTTGGTTTCAATACGCCCGAGCTGGTCATTCATAGTTTTTAGATGTGTTGCTCTTTCACTAGAGCTAGCCAAGTTTTTTCTCTTCTTAGCAATTGAAGAGTTGACTGCTAAATTGTACCGCTTTTGGATGTAGTGCTTCTTTGACTCTATTACATCTTCAGTCAGATTCTCTAGCTTTCTGATGTCACCAAAATTTTCCAAGAAAAAATTAACTTCTTGGTTTGTGATAATGTCTTCTTCTGGTTCAAGCGATTTTAACAGATGATTTCTAACCTGCTCAATTTGTTCCGCCTGAATCACATCCTCTACAGCATAATCTTTAGGGAGTTCGACTCCCAGCGAGATAAGTCTATCCCCAATATTCTTTAGCCTCGCTGCCTGATGTTCATGAAACTTCAAGTCATTATACAAAACAGCTTCAAACTCCAACTTGAGCTTTTCAAAGATCGGAAAATATTGGTCTTTGAGTGGGTTTAGAATTACTGCAATACTTTGATAGCACGCTGATATGTTCTTACCGACCCCATCTAGGAGTTGCTTCAAACGCTTTGTCTTACCGTCTACAGCTTCGATTAGCAATACCCTTTCAGTATAATCAAAGCCACAAAGAGGACACTCAGAGTCGTTTTCATCACTGATGCCTAGTAGTTTATCACGCAGTTGGAGTGTGTCCGCCTGTTTTGAGCTCAGCCCTCCTTGCTCTAGAAGAAGTTTATTTTTATCTTGCAAGAGCCTTTCTAACTCTTTCGATACTTCCTCATCTAGGTAAGTGTTTAAAATATCTGTGTGTATTGATGATAGCTTGGCTGGTTCGTTTTTAAGTGTATTACATAATTTTTCAAGCTCACTTAATCGTGCTTTCTGCTTTTTTAAACCACTAAATCGTTTAAATTGATGATATAATCTAACGGTTAAACCAAACTCTTCACGTTTAGTAAAATCAAGCTTTTGCTTGTTGCTTATCCTTTTGACAATTTCTTTTTTGCCAAGATATGTACGTTTGAGCAGGTTCACTTTCTCTAGTAACTCATCAATTTGCTTAAAGTTTTGAGTAGAAAATGGATGCTCCATATCCCAGTTAGGTGGCGTGTTCGATTCTGTTATTTTTATGTAGGAGACTTCTTTTACATCTTCGCTTAATAGTGATCCTTCGAGTTCTTTCAAATCTTGAACAGCTTCTTGAAATTGAAAGTTAGCGGAACTCCACTGTTTTTTGCTTACAGATTTTAGATTTGAAATATATTCAATTCTTCGCTTAAGACGATCTAGGTTAATTAGGTGTTCGATTTGCCCGGTTCTTGAGCGTTCATCACACTTATCGGGAAGAACTATAGATTTGCTGTCTTGCTGAAGATAATTCAAGACAGAAAAGTTATTCAGAAACTTATCGCCAAGCTTTTCAGACCAAAATTTAGATTCATCTTCAATCAATCTTGCATCAGATTTATTGTCGAAGCTTGATAGCTCATATAACTTGAAGTCATCAAAGCTATTTGGTTTGTTACTTCCCCTACGCAAATCAACAGCTCGTGCCATCCGCATTATGTAAAGAGACTCATTACCCATGCGAAGCTCAGCAATTATCGATACATCACCATCACTGTTATGGTTTTGATATAGATTTTTTGAGAACTTCTTATTCGCAGAGACTTTGAGTGCTCCGAGCCTAGCATCAACTCTAGGTAACTTATTGCAAAATAGTATTTGTTTTGCATCAAATAATGATGTTTTACCGAATCCATTTGGCCCGTCATACACAACCAAGCTATTGGAGTAACTTTCCTCAAACTCAGTAAACACCTTAAAGCCTTTAATCTTCAGCCTGTGAATTCGCCATTTTTCCACGAATATACTCCTCAACAATAGCTTCATAGTCAGAGCCAACGCTCGCTAACAGACTTTCAAACTCATTAGTCAACTCTAATAGTCCTGATTCTTGTAATTCTGTATCCGCTAACAGACATGGGTCGTCTAACTCAGATTCATCTACAGGAATAGATAAGAAAGGTAATTTAATAAAAATACGGCTGACTATTCCATATTCTGACTCTTCTAAAGGGGACTTCTTATAAAGTGAAAATTTATTTTGGTCTTTTATTAAATCACTTATGCTGTTTGTGTCTATTTTATCTAATATAGTCAGCTCTTCTTGAGAATAATACAAAACATGTTTTTTGAAACTATAAGCATCCTCTTCCAAAGAAAATACTTTGTATTCATAGTTTACGATATCCGCTAAGCTTTCTAATCTAAATAGAACAACTACATCAGTATTTTTAGCAAAAGCTGGTAACTCTCTTAACTCATCAGGCGTATTAGCCAACACCCATTGGTTAAGCTCACTAGGCTGCATTAATTTTTCAACATGCACCACAACCAAAAGCCTTTGATAACAAGGGGATGTGGCTTGATAAAAAGAAAATATTTCTGATTCTTGTTTAACCAACTTAAACTGGCAGGGAGAGGTGCTCGATAATGCTGTAATTATTTTATTAATCATTTATTTCACTACTTGCATCACTGACTGATACAAATCTCACGTTATTTATCTTAGTTAGCCTATTTTTATCAGCTTCGCTGATATCAGTGAATCTTCCTACACTAATGGATTGATCACTTAGTTTAAATGGACTGCTATTCATCTCGACAATTAGGTTTTCATAATCATAAAGCACATCTTGTACTACTGGATTTCCACGCATACCAGAGATGTTGTCTTGAATGTCGTTAATGTTAAGACGTTTATTGGTACGCTTAAATTGCATCGCGGTTGGTAAAAAAGTACCTAGGTGACTCTTAAAATAATGTGGTAAGTCATTCGCAGTTCGAATACCTTGTATTTCAGCGATAATGTCGAGATAAATATCGACAGTGTTCACACTAAAGCCGTTCAGCGAGATACACTTTTGATTAGGCACCTTTGAATAGTACAGTCTGGTCAATCGTTCGATTTCCATACCAGCAATAACATGGCGACATCTACAGAGGTCATTTAGGTCAAGGCTGTAATCGGCCTGGTTAGCGTCTAGTAAGCTATCGGTCCTATCCAATAACGTTTTTCTGAATTTGAATAGTATTGCATCATAGTCATCATCTTGAATTGCTTCAGAGTAAAGACACTCTTCGATCTCAGAAAAATAAACCGGAATAGAATTGGCTGCTTCAAACTTTGTCATTTCACCATGCTGATTGCGGTGATGTGCCAGATTCACACGCGCTGCCAAAAGCATTTGAAGTTTAGCCAGCTTGTGCTCAACAAGCTGGCTCGTGATTTCTAGTTCGCTGGATCCGAGGTACTGCGTGACAATTTCAGTAAGCCTCGTATCAATACTTCCTGTCTCAACATATCGACGTCCGTCGTGGTATGTATAAAATTGAACAAGATACTCACACTCTGCGGCGTTTGCCTCTCTGTCAGAAACGTCATCAAGCTCTACGGAGACGTGAAACCACCTACTATTGCATCTATCCACTACTTTAGAAGCTTGTTTCAAAGCGGTCTCGTATGCCGAACGATAACCGCTTCGCATCGTTTTTACTTGATGAAGAGATATAACCTCATGATTATTCGCGTATATTACAAAATCTTCTAAGGTTTCTACCTTCAAGTAGTGGGCATTGCTGTTACCTTGAACAAGGAGACGTATCGCATGATAAAGTGCTACTTTGCCTTGATAAACAAACCCACTCCAAGCAGGGATCGCACTACTGTTCGCTATTTGTTCTGTTACAGCTGTCAATTACTTATCACTCTAATAAACATACGAAAATTTATAAAATGTAAAAACCACTTAGGACAGGTACACCTAGAAAAAACAAAGAACACTCTCATTAACTGACTTTATTAAAGTGTCTTGTGAGATGGCCGTTCCCAAATCCCGTGTAAAGCTACCGCCCTTTGCTTATCGGCACGCAACACGCCATCACTGTCTAAAACTTTTGACGGGAATGTACCATAAAGTGCATAAAAGCAGATTTGATTTCGATCGCATGAAGGACCGATTTATTATTGAGTGAACAATCAATAACCGTTTGTATTTATGAGGTAAATAAATCAGGAAGTTGAAATGTGGTGGTGTTATCTTTGAGGTGTGAGGAATGGCTGCGCGGCGCAGCCACAAGAATGCTATTACCTATTGACCGGAGCAGGGCTCATATGTGTTAGGTTTGAGGTTCATCGAGTAACTCATCGTAAGCCCCGGACATTCTCTCGATATTACGATTTAGAGCGGCAATGAATATTGCTGGATTTTCATCACTTTCTAACTCCTCACGAAGAGCAATCGTCATCTTGGGTAATGAGCTTAGTAATCGACTATGTTCCTGCAAACACTTGCGAGTAAATTCTATATGAAGCTTTCTTAAAATCAATTCTTGCTCAGACTTTAGCTCGTTGTTTTCACGTGAAATTTTATCATTTAGCTCGTAACTACCATTCAAGTAGTCATATAAAGAAGAATCTTTGTTGTTTTGAAAATTCAGCTCTTTAAACATAGATAAAATTCGATTTTTTTCTTCACTCGCTGCATCGATCGTTGACTGATAAATTTCGATTGCTTTTTTGTGACCTAACAAAATTGCCCGTTGTTTGAATAGCGGTAGAAGAGCTTCGGCAGTCTCAGCAGAGAAGTCCAAAATCTCAGATACCGTTGACTCTCTCGCTACCAAGTACGACTTTGCAATTGACCCACTATGGTTTTTTAATATTTTCTCGATTTCTTGTGTAGATAAATCAAGATTTATCAATTTTGGAATGACGCCTAATGCGCCAGCAAAAGAATCAGCTAAATTCAAATAAACCTCTTTTTTAAGGTTTAATTGTTGCTCTGACTTATACTTTATTTTCTCATGTTCAAGTAGGTCTCGCTGCCTTTGAGCATTACCTTTGTTAGTCAAAAACACACCAAATAATGTTAGGCAAGAAGCTACTATTCCGCTCCAGACCACATTAGGTACTGATTCAACTACGCTCAATATTTCAGTCAACATTTAACTTCCCAAATAAAAACCTAACGCCTTGCTCACCGGAAAATTGGGAGCGAAGCGAGCAATTTTTCCGTGTGCAGCAACTTGTTATACCTATAGCTATATTATTCCTTACTTTCTTTCGTTTCAGAAGATTTATCTTTACTCGTCTTCGAAAGAGCTTTACTTATTTCAAGAGCGCTTTCCATAAGTTTTGGATCAAACTCAGATGATTGTTTCTTTGAAAAGGCACTCTCACTACTAATATTCCAATGCTGAAAGGCCTCTTTAATCTGTTCCCAGCTGGCATTAGCGCCATATGCTTCGAGGTAAAACTTACCAAAATTAATAGCATGCCTCCTCTCCCCACTTTTTAAAGATTCATGCATATAGGAATTGCTATAAATAAAAGAATATCTTGCTAAGGCCACAAACATAGCGACGACAATAAGACCTCTGAATGTGATAAATAGAAAGTATGGCCATGTAAAACCGCCAGAATTATGAAAATCATTTGCCCCATAGAATGTAGAGATAACTATAAATGTAATACCCAAGACAATTGCGACAGCCCCGATTACAGACCAAACTTTAGAAACGAAATGAAATTTATTCTCTTTTGCCTCCAGACCAGTGAGGGCTGTATTTACATAATTTTGAGATTTACTTTCAATCTGCTTTCTATTCTCTTCAGTGTATTTTTGCTTTTCGATCTCTAGTCGTTCTTGTGCCTGAGCTAGTAACGATTCCTTTTCCGCTAAATCTCCCTTTAACTTAATACTAAGCTTTTCTGTTTCTTGCATCCGCTCATGAAGGTGCTGTTCCATCTGACGTTGACGCTGCATTAAGTCATTTTCGCGCTCTTCAAAAAAACGTTCACGCTCACGTTTTTCAGATAGGTATTCTTTTTCTCTAGCAATTTGCTCTTCTTTAATTCTCTTTCTGTTTAGATTCAGTTCTTTTTCCTGCTCGTGCAACAGAGCTTGTTGCTGAGCGATTTGCTGATGCAGAACCTGCTGTCTTTCATTAAGTTCATTATAAGCAAGTGAATACTCCTTCCGTTTTCGTTTTTCATTCTCTACATATTCGAGCATTTCTTCGTTTGCCATGAATGATCCTTATATTTGTGACTACCCAAGAGGTATAACAACTTATTAGCGGGTAATTTGCCCGTTTAGTCCAAAACCGAGACGCCCGATTAGTTCGCCTAGAATTCTAAAAACCTGGTTTGGGCTTGAATTTTCTTACGCTACCGCCCTTCGCTCCTCGGCACGCAACACGCCATCACTGTCTAAAACTTTTGGCGGAAATGTACCATAAAGTGCATAAAAGCAGATTTGATTTCGATCGCATGCGGAGCTGAAAGACTATTGATTAATCAGTTGATAACTCGAAGCATTTTTGGTGTGAATGAATGATTGAAAGCCAATAACACTGACTTATTTATATTGAGAGGGAGTAATGCGTTATGCCCACATTCTAATAGTCAGTGCCACATGTAATTTTGACAACTCTTGTAAGAGTTTTGGTTCCAAATTAACAACCGCTGAACCCTCATCAGATTGGACCAAGCAATCCAATTCTATTATCCAACCATTCTCCTTTAACTCTCTCAACTCATTACTCTTGGGTAGTAGTAAAACTATCCAATACTCTAGTTGCTCTTCGAGATGACAGTCTTTATTTGATGAAAGAAGCTTCCAGCAAGTGTTTTTCGCTTTATCTGTAGCCACAGTAGCCTTATCGGGAACCATTTTTAAAGTTTGGGAAATCTCTTCAAAATCAAAGTAGCCTTCCCTGTAAATTGTAAAGACCGAGTTATCTGACTGATTCATTGGCTTTTCATAAAAGTAGTAATGGATACGCTGTTAGCTTAGAAGATAGCTTGAGTATAGTAGGGAAACCTCTTTCACCCTTTCACCAAATATGGACTAAAGCCTTATCTGGCAAGAGCTGCGTGGTGAATGAGAAAAATATCTTTCATCATTCACCAGGGTGCTTTCGATAGGTAATTTAAGGTGTTGAGGGCTCAACACCTGATGCGAAGCTCATCATTCACTTTACCGCCCAGCAACTGATAGACAGGCTGATTAAGCGCTTTACCCTATCTATTATTTAATCTCAATCTTCAGTTTGTATTCACTGTGCTCACCGCGTCGAGCAAAAGGGCGGTATTGACCAATACGAATCGTATACTTACCGCTGTATGGCAGAATGTAAGCCCCTTGAGGGGTCAAGGATTCCGAATACTCAGACAAATCTACACGGTTTTCAATATGTTGGTTGAGAAGAATAAACCATAATTTAGTACTTTTAGTATCTAATGTCGCTTTTAATGCTTGACCTTTTTGAGCGTAAAAAACGTATTCATTGTAGTCGTAGCCTTGCACTTTTCCTGTGTATTCTGCACTGGTTGCCCCTTTTTTAAATTGCACATCTTGGACTTGATTCGTAGCTAATGCGGAGAAAGAAAAGAAACTTAGGAATAGCGTAAGAATAATAGCATTGACACGAGAGAATAATTTCATAGTGATATCCAATTAAGTTAAACCAGAGAGACGAATGCCTAATAGTGACGATACATTCTAATAGTCAGTGCCACATGTAATTTTGACAGCTCTTATAAGAGTTTTGTTCCAAGCTAACAAGTAATGGATACGCTGTTAGCTTAGAAGATAGCTTGAGTATTTGGCTATATGAAGCAGCCGTAGGAGGTATATCGCCGCTCTTTTTCAAGGACCCCAGTAGCCAAAGTAATACGTCGTCCCCTTTTGAACGTGCACGGTAATCCAAGAACCACATTCAATGGTTACATCCCCAGGCGTCACTTCCGCTTTCTGATATGGGCCGTGGGGCCATTCCTTCCCGTTGACGGTTAGAGGACCACACATGCCTCCATTGTCATCTTCTACAACGAGATATGTCTTTCCATCTGGCGATGGTAGGTACCGACCTCTCAGCTCATAGGTAGCATCTGGGTTCTTTTTTAGGTGACTATCGACCATCACCCCGACGACAGCTGCCACGAGGAAAAGGAATAAGAATAGTAAGTACTTTAATAACGTTTTCAAATGCTGACCTAATCACTGATTACGACACCAGAAATTCCATTGCCCAAGCAATCAACCCAGTCGAGGAAAGTGCGGTTGCAGATAGAGAGGAGTTAGCCTGATTCTGAAAAGTAGGGAAATCTCTTTCATCCTTTCACCAACAGAAAAGTTTAAAAACGAATACCAAAACCGTCTTCACTGACATCGTTCTCGTTAACGTCAAAGCCCTTGTCTTTGAGCTCCTTAACGATAGGGGTAATGGCTTCTTCCCATGCCTCATCTGTGTAACTGTATAGCTCGTACTTTTTGAGTGAGATATGAGCATGTTGACCGCCGAGTTGAGCGACCCGATTGATTTCGAAATAGCACAGCCTTCTTATATCTTCTAACACTAACTGTCTGCTATCCGCTGCCTTCTGCTTAGCACTGTCAGCTGATATTGGTTCGTACTTTTCATCTTCTACCACTGAGTCAGCTAATCGTTGAAGTATCTCTGTATTCAGAGAGTTACCTTTAGCGTCAGCATAGTTTTTAAGCTTTTCATGAAGCTCTTCTGTTAGACGAACTTTAAATTGAAGTGACATTTTCCGGCGTTTTCTAGCTTATTGGTGTTGACATGGCACCACGCTGGTTCTATCTTGTCAATGGAACCAAGTTGGTTCCATTGGTGATATAGGAGAAGAAAATGGACGTAATTTCAACGGCAACAATTAAGCCTTTCAGCCTGAGAATGCCGACAGAGTTGAAAGAAGTTGTTAAGAAACAGGCAAAGTCGAATGGTCGTTCGTTGAACTCAGAGATACTCGTGATACTTCGAAATTCAGTTGTTCGGGAGCGAGGGAATGAGTGAAACGCTAGAAATGAAAAACCCCAGTGCGGGAACACCGGGGCATGTACCAACTACACCGTTTAAGATAGGAGATACGCTATGAGTGTAATTCATAATTCCGAAACGACACAAGCCCCTGTGATTGCAGGAGTAGAGATAACGAAAGATACCGAGGGAAGGTTCAACCTAAACACGTTGCACAAAGCGAGTGGCGGCTTGAAAAGTAAAGGGCCAAGTTATTGGCTAGCTATTGAAGGCACGCGGGATTTAATTCAAACACTTAAGATCGATACCGGGATCTCGGTATCGCCTATTGAAGCTATCAAAGGAGGAGTCAATCAGGGCACCTTCGCCCACGAACTTCTCGCCATCTCTTACGCTGGATGGATAAGCCCCCGCTTCCAGCTTCAAGTTAACCAAGCCTTCCTCGACAGTAAAAAACTCCCCGCTCACGATTTCGCCCTCCCCACTACCTTCAAAGAAGCCCTAGCCCAACTGCTGGAAAAGGAAGAACAGCGCGAACAGCTCATGTTGGATAACAAGAAAAAGGACGAGGAAATCCACGACCTCAGAAACCTCTTTAAAAAAGGCATGACCTTACCCGCGCTTGCCAAGATGCTGAATGGCGTTAACGTCATGCAGATAAATGCCTACTTTCATGCCCGAGGGTGGCTCTATCACGATGGCCGCAGCTATCGCGTCGCGAGCTATGCCAGAGACCGCTACTTCACCGAAGCCATTAACGAGGTGAATCTTCACGGCAGGGAACCCTTTGTTATCCATCAGGTGGTACTGCTGAGAAAAGGCGCTGAAAAGGTCTATGACTTCTATCGACAGGGCGAGTTACCCATGAAGAAAAAATGGGACGGACGGTTTACCCATTTGAAGCTGGACACGTTTCAAGGAGGGCCTGTCGATGTCGTATGAAGAAAAAGAGCAACAGATTGATGTGCTCATCGCCCTACTCTCCTCTGGGCAACCGTTAGCGGAGTCTGTCACCGTATGGATGATTGGTGTCTTGGCTGATATGAAAAATGAACGAGGGCTTAGGATCGCGGTGGACAATGAGCGCGTATACCTTTAGGAGAAAGGGCTACATATGTAGCCCTTTTAATATCAACTAATGATATAATATACGCACTTTTATGCATAAAGGATAACCATGACAACCACCCCCCCTAAAAGCCGCATTGACTGGCTCATCTTCTTCCGCCGCGCAAAGAGCGTCGATACATTGGATTTAATGCTTGATGGCGCACTAAAGAAACTGGCGACGACCGCTGAAAAGGCCGATGCAATACTTGGTCATGAGGCAAGACTGGATGAGCTGGAAGGTCCAGCTAGATAGGTTCGAGAGCCCAAACACGTTGCGTTGGTCGGAGAAAGGCATGAAGGGCTCTCACTAACGATTAGAGCGGATTTAGCGGGAGAAGGCCAAACAAGGCGCCCGCTTTGCGTGTGATAAGAGTACACGATGTAAATGAGCGCTTTGTTATGCGGGAAATTTGGGGGAGAGCTAACACCCCACCCGACTTTTCATCTCCGCACTCTCTGTCACAACTGGTAGCTGGTAACCTACTCTCTCTTTCAATGCTTCTATGGATACCGCTTTCTCACAGTAATCAGTCGCCCTTGGCGTATCCTGGTCCATGATAAAGGCCACGCGTTGCGAATCCCTCTTGAACAGTTGTTGAACGAAGCCGCTACGCGGCAGAATGCCATCTTACCGCCTACGTTTCTCTCAACCCTGCCCATCGGCAGCAGACAGGAGAAACGCCATGAACCCGCAACAAAAACGGCACACGATCCAGCTGATGCTGCTTCACACGGCACATTCGACCTTACCGCGTGAGGCGCCCGTCAACATGCACACAACGCGATGTTGCCCTACGTGCGGGGAGCAGCGCTTGGTCTGTGTGGGCGTGGCACGACCGAGATAGCCGAAAGACAAACAGAATAAGGAGAATGGCGGCCATTTAGACGAAGGAGGCTAAGCGGGAGGATAGATAGACACACAAACACGTAACTCCTTGAAGTTAATCGATACCCGATAACTTCCTGGCTGCGCTCGCCTGTCAATCAGTGACAGGCCAACATCCACTCTGTGCTCATCCGAGCAATTTACTTAATAAGGTAGGGACGGGCTTGTTCAACACCCAAATAAAGTGTCGGCTGCGCGACACTTATTCATATTTGTTAGGTGCGTTAACCATTACT